GATGAAGTAAGGGAGGCTACCAGGAAAGAAGTAGAATCTTTCTATGGTATTTAAATGGAAGTTTTAGTAAATGATTTAGGAACTGCTAGTTTTACCTATACCGCCCCACAAAACACAGTTAGCCTAGTTTATAGTGTATACGACAACACAAATGATGAATATATTCAATATGAAGAATTAACCTTTACAGATGTTGCTGACATATGCACAATTACTATTGCAACTCCTGCAGTAATTACACAGACAGCTCACGGATATGTTCTTGGAGATGCCATTAATTTTTCTACAACTGGAGCATTGCCAACTGGACTAACTGCAAATACTATTTATTATGTAACAAATCCACTTACAAATACTTTTAATGTTTCAACTACTTATGAAAATGCGGTTGCTGGAACAAAAATTAATACTACTGGAACTCAATCAGGAGTACATAAAGCTTTAAAGCAAGGAAAAACCAGTTACACTATTGATTTAAATAGTGATACTTGCAAATATGATAGAGCATTAGTAGTTGAAATACAATCAATACAAATAAACGCATATTCAACAGATAATGTAGATATTATAATTAAAAGACCATATGCAACATATAGTGAGATATCTGCTTACTTTCAAAATGTTTTAACTGGTGGAACTAATGTATTATCTGGACAGCCACAAATTCTTGTTGAAAAACTTGAAAGAAAAGCAAGGTATTTAATTAATGCCTATACTTCAAATGAGTTTAAGTTTGAATATAAGACAGTTGGTGCTTATGGACAAAATACCGACCTTTTGCATTTAGGTCAAAGAATTGAATCATTTGATAAGATTACCTCTGATGACCTTGTAATTTATGATTCCACAGAAGAACCAGCTATTGATTTGCTTGGGGCAACGGTAGGAATAGCACCAAGCAAGTTTGGCATTAAAGTAGTTTCAGAAGGTGTAAATATTACTGAATGGGTAGATCAAAATCCTTTAGTAAACCCCTCATATTTTGGAAAAGACTCTTCATATTTAGTTCGTGGTGAATATGGATGGAAGGCAGTTCCAGAAGATATTAAGATTGCGGTGTATGAATTAATTAATGACTTCCTATGTAACGATTCTATTTATAGAAATAAGGGCTTGAAGTCAATTCAAAACGATTCCTTTAATATTCAGTTTGCAGATGGAATGTTAAATGGTACTGGAAACCTATATGTAGACTCATTACTTTCTCAATATAAGGTTTGGAATCTAAAGGCGATTTAAATGTCTTGTTTAGCCCATTCTACATATACAATGACTGCAGATATTTATGAGCCAACCACCACCCGTAATGCAACAAATGGAATGATTACAAAGTCTTGGGCTCTTCAAAAAACAGTATCTTGCTATGCTCGTGGTATTCTTGGATCACAGCTTGGTGGAAACTCAGCACAGGTAGACCTAAAAGACTACATCACAATAACAAAAGATTTTATTAAGATTAGAACCGTAGATCCAATATCTACTGAGTATCGTGTTGTTGCAATAAGAAACTCTGAGGGAAATATTTGGAAAGAAGATTATATCCAAAATACCGCAGGTGGATTAGATGGAGCAACAATATTTGAACCATCTGGAACTACACCACTTCTTGACTACTTAGGAAAAGTTCTAGAATATGAAACGGTATTAAAGCGTCAAGAAATACAGTCACTAGAAGTAGCTTAATATGGCAGTAGATACTGGTAAGATGGCTCAAAAGATTATAGCCACAGCAAGATACCATACTGAAACACTTACAGAGCTTCACAATAATCCACAAAATAAAAGTCAAATAATCAAAAATGGATTAAACATTGTTGGTCAATACTTTGGGTTTTATATGGATAACCTTGCAAGAAGAGATAGTGCATCTTTTCACCACATTTATGAAAACGATAAAATAGGCAATGCAAATGCTAGATTGTTTTATTATACAATTACAGCAACTTCTGGTAATCCAAGTATACAATATACTTTTAAAGACGCTACAGTGCCTGAGAGAAGCGGTCAGGTGTTTAGAAAAAGAGCTTTTGTAATGGAAGATGGTAATCCAATAACTATTAGACCAAGAAATGGAAAGTACCTTGTTTTTGATGTAGATGGGGAAAAAGTATTTACAAAAAAATCCTATGTTCCAAATCCTGGAGGTACTGCAGTTTCAGGAGCATTTGAAAGAACATTCAATTCCTATATGAATAGACAAGCAGCAATGATGTTAGAAGATGTTGGTTTTTATGATAAAATTGACCAAGAGATGTTTAAAGAATCAGAAGTTACTCTATCTAGGATTTCTTCTGGAAATCTTAATAGCTCTGGAATGGCTAAAGAGTCAGCAAATAGAATCGCTAGGAGATCAAAGTAATGCCAGATTATACAAAATTACCAGTTATGTTAATTGGCAATTATCTTTGGGCTTTGGCTAAAGGTCAGGTTACTGGAAGTACAAAGCTTTCTAGTACAGTATGGGATACAGACGCCTATACAATTCAACCTATTTTTGCTATCAATGACTCAAATGCTATAACCAACCCAAACCCCTATATCTTATATGATTTCCTTTATACTGGGGTGGAAGCCAAAACATTCCCACTAATTAGGGAAGAGGCAACTCTTACTATAGTAGGACCTTGGGATAAATTATATCCCCTAAAGAACTTTATTTATGATGCTTTGAGCAAGTTTGATATCTCAGCATTTGAGATAAATAACCATATTAAAGATACTGGAATTAACTTTAAATACATCAAGGTTCGTCAAGAGCAGTATGCCTTAGATGAGAAAAAGCCTGTTGGCTTAGAGTCTGGGCTTAATCTTTCAACCCTATATGTAACCTATGAGTATTCACGCTCGTAAGAAATATGTGGTAAAATAGATATTGAGGAAGCCCCCGAAAGCTAAATCAAGAAAAAGCAGGAGGTGCAAATAAAAAAATGGCTAATAATTCAAAAAATATTATCGTTGGTGCTGGTGTTCTTTACATCGGTAACGACACTACTGAAAAAACATTAGATGATATTCCAAACGTCTCTGGAGGAAACTCAGGAAAGACTTGGAGTGCTAACACTCAGGGTACCTATCAGACCCCAGGTAACGTCAGCTCGGCTGAATGGGACCACGTTGGTTACACATCAGAAGGTGTAGATTTTTCATTCGAACCAGATTACGGTGAAGTACAGGTTGATCAGCTTCTTGACGTTGCTAAGATTTACAAGCAAGGTCAGAAAGTTATGGTTAAGACTACTCTAACAGAAGCAACATTGGAAAACTTCCTTGTTGTTCTTGGTGGAAAGTCCACAGACCAGGAAGCTGCTTCTCTAGCAACATCCTCAAAGGGTACAACCAGAGCGTTGGATCTTAATGGTGGTGCTCTAGGATACGCTCCAGTTGAGCGTTCTATTCTTATCGTTGGTCCTGGTCCAGAATCACTTCTGGCAACAGCGACTAATGGTGGAACACTAGTAGAACGTCTTTACATCGGTTATCGTGCTCTATCTATGGAAACAGTTTCTGTAGGTATTAAGCGTAACGAAGCTACTGTATTCCCAGTAACATTCAGACTACTTCCGTCAAACACCGAAACAGCTGCAGATGGCAACGCTATCTACGGTAAGGTTATCGACAGAGTTTACCTCTAGTAGTAAATATAACTAAATATCGTGTAATATGGTGGGTAGAAATACCCACCATATTGCTTTTACATAATAAATAGTAGGCTATAATGGACAAAGGAACAACATAGGAGAAAAATGGCTACCAAGATTTACGAATCAATTGAAATGGAACTACAAGATGGAACAATCATTACTGTAAAACCATTAAACTTAAAGAACCTACGTCAGGTTATGACGAAATGGAGAGAAGTAGAAACAAAGACTACAGAAGACGAGTTTCTAGACCTCCTACTTGATTGCACATCTATTGCAATGAAACAATTCGCACCAGAGATTTCTGAAAAGGAAAAGCTAGAAGAGGCTTTAGATCTTCAGTCTATGTATAAAATATTGGAGGTTGCTGCAGATATCAAGCTTAACGACCCAAACCTGCTAACGGCAGCTCAGGAACTAGCTGGAATGAACTAGACCTAGCTGCCCTAGAATCGGAAGTATTCCTTCTGGGTCACTGGAAAGACTATGATGAACTTGAATCAAGTCTTTCTATGCAAGAATTGATAGCTACATTAGGTGCGATGCATGAAAAAGAAAATCGTCAAAATAAGTTTTTAGCTGCCATACAGGGAATTGACCTGTCTGAAAACAGCCCTGCTCAGTCATCTGCAGATGCTCCATCAAGCCTTTCAGAAGTTACTGCAAGAGCAGAAAGAAGATTGGGTGGAAGTCAAGATTCTGCATATGCTTTAGAATTTGGCATAAGTGCAAGTGATGGTCTTGGATATCAAGTGCTTGGATTGGCAGATGTAAATGGCTAATATTAATGCCCAATTTAATTATTCAGCTAACTTTGGTCCAGTTATTGGACAAATGCAAAAGCTTACTGCTGAAGCAAACCTATTAAATAATACATTACAAAATCTTGATAAACAGTCTGTAGGATTAAAGTCAAACCTTGCAGGTGCATTTGCATCTGATCTTGGAAAGATCGGTGGCTACAATGCTAAAATGGTTGAACTTACTGATTCTGTTGATCAGTTTGGACAATCCCTTTTAAAACAAAAACTTACCCTAAAGGAATATGCCAAAGAAGCTATTGGGGCATTTACTAAATCTTCTAATGCACATAAACTTGCTGTTCGTGAAGTAGCAAGAGAAATGTCTCAACTTGTCACTCTTGGCAAGGGTATGGATGGAAAACAAATGGGTATGATGATTACCCCTGCAACCATTAACCTTAAAGACTTTAATACTCAACTTGCTGTATCTCAAAAACAATGGTCTATCTTTAATGCTCTTGTTCAAGATGGGACTACCCATTTAATTAACTTTGGTAAAAATACTCAATGGGCTGGTCGTCAGATTACTGTTGGTCTTACCGTTCCTTTAACTATTTATGGAAATGCAGTGTCTAAGATTTTCCGTGAAGTAGATGCAGAACTTACACGTTTCCAGAAAGTTTATGGAAGTGATTTAATGAATACCACATCTAATGCTACCGAGAAAATGGTTGATGATGTTCGTAATCTTGCTATAGAATTTTCAAAATCATTTGGAATTGCAGCAAAAGAAACAGCATCCCTAGCTGCTGACCTTGCAGCAACAGGCTTAGAAGGACAAAAGCTTCTTGCTTCCCTAAGAGAAACAACTCGCCTTGCAGTTCTTGGCGATGTTTCAAATCAAGACGCAATGAAAACAACTTTATCTTTACAAAACGCATTTAAAATAAGCACCGATGAACTTGCTAGTTCCGTAAACTTCCTTAACGCAGTAGAAAACCAAACATCTCTTTCTCTACAAGACTTAACAACAGCAATTCCAAAAGCTGGACCAGTTGTTAAAGCCCTTGGTGGAGATGTTAAAGATCTAGCCTTATTGATGGTAGCACTTAAAGAAGGTGGTATCTCTGCAGCAGAAGGTGCAAATGCTTTAAAGTCTGGTATGGCATCTTTGATTAATCCAACAAAGCAAGCATCTATAACTGCAAAACAATATGGCATTGATATTAATGGAATTGTTCAAGCAAACCGTGGACAACTTATGCCAACAATTATTGCTTTTCAACAGCAACTGCAACTACTTGATGATTTTGGTAAAGCACAAGTTATTGAAAATGTTTTTGGTAAATATCAGTTTGCTCGTATCTCAGCACTCTTTGATAACTTAAATGCTAGTGCTTCTCAGACAAATGCGGTACTTGGCTTGATGGGTAAATCAAATAAAGAACTTGCAGCAACAGCATATCAGGAAATGGACACTTTGATGAATAGTTCCTCAAAGCGTTTCCAAAGAGCTATTGAAGGAATTAAAGCAGAGTTTATTTCTATTGGTTCTTCTATTACATCTTCAATTACACCAATTCTTGAAAATGTTACTAGTAAAATTGCAAAAGCTATTGAGTTTTTTCAAAATCTTCCAAAACCAGTTAAATCATTTATTAAGGTTGCAACAGGCTTAACTGCTATTGCTGGTCCAATTATTATGATGGTTGGTATTTTCTCTAACTTCCTTGGATATATTGGTAAGGGTGCTATGGGTATGGTTAATCTTGGTAGACGTATGGCAGGTATTCCAACTCAAAAGTTTGAGATGCTTACTGATACCCAAATTATGGCTCAAAAGGCAACGAACGAACTCTCCCTATCTTTTGATAGAGAAAGATCAAGCGTTGAAAGACTTAATCAAGCACTTGGAATTTATAAGCAAAATCTTGCAGATGCTATATCTTTAAATCCAGCTTTTGTAAATAGACAGATGCCTTTGGCAGCTCCAACTACCCCACAATTAAGAATGGGTGGAAGAATGCCAGGATATTCAAACAATTCTTCTGCTTGGGTTCCAGGTTCTGGAGATGGAGATAAAGTTCCTGCAATGCTTGAGCCAGGAGAATATGTTGTAAATAAAAAAGCAGCAGCTAAATATTCTGGAACATTAGATCAGATTAATTATCAGTCTGCACCACGCTTTCAAAAAGGTGGAAGAATGCCAGGATATGCAGATACATCTACAACATTTAATTATGATGCAACCTATCCATACGATGGATTTAAGCTTGACCAGTCAAAACATTTAGTTCTTGCTAATGGAAAAGTTATGCTTAAGGCTGACTATGATAGAATTTCCTCTCAAGGTGGAAGATTACCTGTATTAATGAGAGACGATATGAATCCATATCTTAACGAAAAATATGAACCTAGTTTGAGATATAATCTTGGTGGTGAAAATCCATTTGTTGGTCCACTTCCTCAAGTTTCTTATCAAGCAATGGGCAGAGCAGGAGTAGGTGGATCTCGTAATGTTTATGGGTATCCTTTTAAAACAGAACAAGAAGCAGGTGTATTTTCTACACTAAATAGTACAACTTTTGGTGCTAATCAAGGTGGATCAAAAACTTCTAATATTGCAAGAAGTATTAATGATCCACAGCAACAGGCATATGCAGACTGGATAGCTGGACATAATACAAATCAGTTTAGAGCTGGAACAGGTGTTATGAAAAGACTGCAAATGGAAGGTCATCGTGAGCAAATGCTTAATAGTATGTCTCCGATATCTCAAAGTATTCCTTTATTTAGAGGAACTGTTCTTAAAGAAAAGGGTGCTAATGAATTTTCAGGTGTAGGTGCTAGAGAACTTCTAATGTACATTAAGAACGGAATGTTTGAAAAGGCTATGGGTAAGAAAATCCAGTGGTCAGATATGCAATCATTTTCTACTATTCCAGATATCTCAAACTATAATAAGTTTATTGAATCTTGGACAAACCCTTCAAATACTAATTCAAAGAAGGCAGTAGATAGACAATTAGAGTCTATGGCAATGCTTCCAGTTATATTTAGATTAGCAAGTGCTCAAGGACAAACTGGCTTTAACATATCTTCAAAGGCTATGGTTCAAGAAGTTATGGGAAGCCCTGTTGATGAAAAAGAATGGGTATTAAATAATCCATCTGGAACTATTACTGGTATCCGCCAAGATATGGGTACAAAGCACCACATTATTGATCTTATGCAAAAGGGTGGTAGAGTACAAAGCCATGCTGAGGAGTCAAAAGATTTAAGTGAAGCCTTTGAAACCTACAAAATAGGATATAGTGGTTATGAACCAGAAGGACATGACTATTTTGAATTAATACGAGACTATGGAAAGGGTGCTGGAGCATCAGTAACTCTTAGACCAAGTGATGTTGTTAAAAATGGATGGTTGATAGATAAGGCATTCTCTAGTGGTGCTCCTCAAACAGCAATAGTTGAATTAATGGTACAAGCAAGAAAAATGGTTCAAGAACAAGGTGGAGACTTATCTATAAGGGCAATTAAGAATGAAGGAAGCTATTCTACTTTTAGTGCACCTATGCTTTTAGCAGCAGAAAGAATGGGTCTAATCTCATTTTCAGAAGAAGAAAAATTACAATTATCTGGTGCTAATCAATATACTATGCAAGACTTTCTGGATGGTAAAGATCCAGAAGAAGGTATTCAACAAAATATTTCAACTAAACAAACTGCGGAAGCGGCTATAACAGCATCTCTTAAGTTTGTTAAAGGCTTTAAGCCAAATAAAAGAGGGCAAGATGAAACAGTAGAAAAAATAGATCCTTTGCCAAACTGGAAAAAAGAATTTTTAAGACAAAAGAGTATACCTTTAAAGAAGCAAATGGGAGGTAGAATACAAAGCCATCAAGATGAATCATTTAGAGCACCGTTCCAAAAGACAGACAAAGAATATGAAACTGTTTACAAGTGGATTTCTGGAGAACTTGATTACTTTAGACAAAGAAAGAATGTAAAGGGTCGCTGGACTGATTCTGAAAAGTTTGACGCAGAAAGATACCAGCAACTTCTTGGCGTAATGCGTTCTGTTCCAGAGGGAACACGAATGATGAGAGGCTCTGTTCTTAATCCAGGAATGTCTGGAGAAATGTCTAAAGAAACCCAACTTGCAATGCTTACTGCTATTCAAACTGGTGATTATGGAAGTCTTTATGGAATGGAAGTTTCATTTAGTGATTTTGCATCTTTTGCTTCAAACTTTATGGGTGAACAGTATGGTCCTAGAGGAGCAAAGGGAATAAGTAAGTTTTCACAGGTCGCATACAACAAGTTATACAGAGGTGTGCATAGTAGAGATACTGAAAGCGGTAGGTTCTTTGATGACATTGAACGTCAAAGGGCTATTGGAAAGGAATCAAAATATGGTTCTTCTCCAGTTATGTATGATTTTACTGCTGGACCAAATACTCAAGGTAGAGATATTTCTATGGGAGACCCATCAACAGGAGCACCATATCCAAAATATAATGAAGGATGGGTATCTGATGTACCAGATGGTATTAATGAAATCCTTACATATGGAGCACAAGGATCAATTACTGGGGTATCTTCAGACATCCAATCACGTCAACCAATTATTCACATGCAGGGTAAACAAATGGGTGGAAGAATTAATGGATATGGTGATGACTCAAAGGAGTTAGCTGAGTGGACTTCTGGGGGAATGAAGGGTGTTAGAGGTAATCTTTACAAGTATCAAGCATTAACCAATCAGGCATCATCTATTCCTGCAGGAATTAGACTTGGAAGAGGAACAGTTTTAAATCCAGGACTTTCAAAAGAACTTTCTGCAGAACAACAAACAATGCTTTTAGCTGCTATTCAATCTGGTGACTACTCAAGCGTTATTGGAAAAGAATTAAACTTCAGAGGTCTTAATTCATTCTCTGAAAGTTCTATTGGTGCAAAGTATTCTACTGAGAACAATTATCCTATTAGCAGATTTATGGATAATGCTCTTGCTCCATACAGTGCTGTTGGTCAATCTGGATCGTTAGCAAAAGCAGTGGCAAGTGAATTGAAGGTAGGACCAGCAGGGTACTCTGGAGCATTCTTTGATTTTACTACTGGTAAAAACACCAAAGGTATTAATGCTGGACTAAGGTCATTAAATCAGCTGCAAGAAACAATTCTTAGCTCCCCATCTGGAAGAATTACTGGTGTCTCATCTGATACTCAAAAAAAGAAACCGATATTCCATATTCAAGGATACCAATCAGGTGGAAGAATTAATGGATATGCAGATAAGTCATTAAGTAAAAAAGATTTAGCTTTCCAAACAGCACTTGAAGCTGGAGTTCCGATTAACTATCTTAATAATGCTGTATTAAGATTTCCAACTTCTATAAATCAAGCTTGGAGAAATAGTGGAGTTGTTCCAGGAAAAGACATTATAGGTGCTTTAAAAAATAAAAAACTTAATCCATTAATGCTATTTAAGCACTATCTTGGAAAAAATATTAATCCATCATTTGAAAATCAAGTTGTTTCAAAAGTTAATCCAAAAAATAATTATTCCGAAGACGCTTTTGCAAAAATATTTAGACAGCAGCTTTTTGCTTCTCATCCAAAAGATGAGCAAAGAAAAATTATTGATCAAATCTATGCTGCATCGGCATGGCGTATAGACAAAAAAGACTTAATTGGAACAGAGTTTGAAGAAAATATTAAAGGAAGAAAGCTAATCGTAGATGGCGTAGAAATTCCTATTAGAGGAACAAGAACTTTGCCAGCACAATATGGAAGCTTAGAGCCTTTTGAAAATTTAAGAAAGAAAAAAGATTTTGGTTTTGCTGCACCAGGAGTCCAAGCAACACATGTTAATCAGAGCGGTTCTGTTAAACCTTTCAGACTTAAATCACATGCAACTGAAACAACTTCTTGGGATAAGAAAGCAGCAGCACCTAAAGCATATGCAGGTGTATTGCAAGGTATTCCTAATTGGGCTACAAAGGCTAATGAATATAATGCTATTGTTTCTGCACTACAAAATGCAGGTGTTCCTCAATCAGATAGACTTGCATCATTCTATATTCAAGATGTATTAGCACATATTAATCCATCCACCACAAATGCTAATGGAATATATGAAAAGGTATGGTCAGCAGCTAACTTGATGAAAGACTCTCAAGTTTACAATGTATTCCTTGAGACTTTAAACAGCAGAAAAGATATTGGTGGATTATTAAATCCTTCCACCGTCTCAAGAGTTGCAGGTGCATCTGGATTACCAATGCCAGTAGTTCAAGCAGAACTAACAAAGATTGCAGATGGTGTTCATCCAAATACCGCAAACGGTGCAAAGGTTATGATGACACTTGCAAGAATGTTCCCATCTAGAACTTCTCCAGGAATGCCAATCGCTGTTGCAGCAGGTATGGGTGCAAGATTACAAGGTAATTTCTATGACACTCTTGGACAAAGAGCATTACCTTCAAGCCTTCCAAATACAACTGTAAGGGCATATGATCCAAAGGGTACTGGAGCACCAACATCTACTACACAAGGCTCTAGAACAGCCTCTAGTGGCATTGTAATGCCATCTGGAGCTATTAGACCAGGAATGGTAATGCCAAACATTCAAAGTATTCCATCAGCAGCAGGTGGATTTGAGTTTTTGCCTACTTTTGGAGGAGATCCAATAGCTGCAGCAGCACTTGCTGTTGGTCTTGGTGGATTGCTTGCAGGAAAAGTTTATAGAGCATTAAAAGATGAAGTTTCTTACGAAAAGAATTACAGAAAACATCAAAAAGAAATAAAAGAATATCAAGGTTCTAGACGTGCTACCTGTGGTGATTCTGGTGGAATAATTGCTTCTGGAAGACCTTGTAGTAACCCAGTTGATAATCTTGGTGAAAGATGCTACCTTCATAAAAAACAACCGATGACTGACGAGCAAGCTATTAAATTGACTTTGATGAAGGTAAATAGTATGGGAAGAGTTGTTAATCCAACTCAACCTAAAAAACCTTTTATGTCTTTTGATAGAAACACTCCTAATACTGGACCATTTATATCAAGAGTTAAGGGTCAATCTGGTGGAACAGGAACATCTGCAACCGTTAAGGTTGATGGAATGGGTAATGTATTGTCAAATGGCATTGATGATATGGTTGCAAATACTATTATGGGTCAACCTATTGCGGTATCTAGTAAGGAACTTCTTGCAATCGGACCAAACGGTGGTATTGCAGGTGTAACATCTCCAGGAGATGAAGCTAGAGGAAAGATTGTTCATCCTATGGGAACAGCATTAATGCGTGGAGGAAAGTTTAAACAACAAAGGCTTAAGGGTTTTGCTGACGAATCAATGACAGAACCTGTATATCAAGATCAAATATCTGGTGGAAGAATGGATAATTTTGGTAGATCTATGTCGCTAATGATTGGTGGATTTAACTCAGTAAGGTATGCCCTTGAGCAGTACACATCTGAAACTAATTATGCAACTGATCGTGTTGGAAAATTCACAGCAAAAATGAATCTTGCTGTACAAGCAGTTTCTATGGCTTCACAACTCGCTCAAGATGGTGGTGCTCAAAGACTTCAAAGTTTTGGTAGAGCTATGGACTTTAGCCAGATAGATGCACAAAATAGAGATCCAGCAATGATAGCAAGAATAGAACAAGTTAAAAAAGCAACAGCAAGATTACAAAGTATTTATGAAGCCCAAGGCGTTGAGGATGCTGAAACTAGAGCAAAAACTAAGGGAGCTGGAGCAGTCTTTGGAGCACGAATGAACGATCTTGTAGACAATAAAGGATATTCTCCAGATGAAGCACAAAAATTAATGCAAAATAGGATTAATTTTGATAGTGGTAAGATTACTTCAAAACTACCAACAAAAGTAGGAACTGGTTTGGGTAAATTATCAGGAATGCTTGGTGGTGGATTAGCTAAATTGGGCGGTCCAGGACCAATGATGGCTTTACAAGTTGGAGTTATGGCTGTTACAAAAGCCGTTGAAATATATCAGGCAGAAATGGTAAAGGCAAGGGAAGCAGGATCTGGTGCGTTTAAAGAGCCACTAGAGACAGCAAAGTTACTTGGTGTTGAATTAAAGTCTTTAACAGCAGATACAGAAAGATATGCAAAGTTTGCAGAAACACTTTTTGGTTCTCAAGGGCGTGGTGCTTACGATAAAGTTTTTGCAGAAACAGTTAGAAAAGACTATGGAGATTTCTTAGATATTCTTGGTAAGTCTGTAACCAAGCAAGAGCAAATGAATCAACTTACAAATGTTTATAGTAATCTAATTCAAAGAGGAATGGATCCAAAAAATGCTAGAGACCTAACTGCTGAAATAGCTAGGCAAGGTCTAGCAATGACTGCATTTAATGAAATTCAAAATTCTTTTAGTTTAAAAGACACCCCTGCTGACGCAATGAAGATGCAAACACAATCACTTGAAAGTCAAATTGGAGTACTTCAAGACAGATCAAACCAGTTTGGTGTAAAGGGACAGTGGAATGGACAAAACCTTGGTGAGTTACAACAGTCACGAGCAATGAATGAAGACGTAATGTTTGAAGCTTTGGGTGCCACTGGAGACGGTCTTATGGATAAAGCAATCAGAGGTTATTTTGGAACTAAGGGTCCTGGCGGATATATTGGTGGTGGAGGTGCAATAACTTCCTTAATTGCACCATTCCTACTTGATGCAAAAACAAAAGAACAGATAGCAGCACAAATTGGTGCAACATTAAAGGGAGCTTTTGCAATAGCTGCACAAGATCCAGTTGCTTCAAATGAGGCAGTAAATGCTATTGTTGCAAACTTTAAAAATGCAGATACTACAAAAATACAAGAAGAAGTAGGAAAACTTGCGGAAGAATTTGGTTTTGGTGATCTTACAAATACTGGAATGTTCATAGACTCTGGTGCTTTTACAAGTCTTGGAACAGAAAGCCAGAGCCTTTTCTTAAATGCATTAAAGGCTGGTCTTGGTCCAGAATTAGATAAGATGCTTGCTGACGGTGACTTAAGCCCTGAAGAAGAATCAGCACTAAAACAAAAAACCTTAGAGGCTATGGCTATCATGAAGATAGATGTAGAAATTGATTTACAGATTGATGAAACAACAAAGCAACTACAATCAGTTCAGGATGAATTAAATAAACTTTTTGATGTCGCATTAAAAGGAAAGCAAGAAGAAATAGTTGCTGAAGACAAACGTCATGAAAATGCAATGAAAAATCTTGATAATGAGTCTCAAAGATTAAATGATAAAAAACAACTACTACAAAGAAATACTGACTATTACATTAAAGAACTTCAAAGAGAAAAACAAGCAGAAGATTATTATGCTGGTCAAAGAGATACCGCCCTTCAAGGATTAAGTGCAATATCTCAAGGAGATGTTTTTGGATTTATTGGTGCACAGATGAAAGCTGCATCAACTGCAGATCAGTTTGGTCGTGATAGGTCTATAGAGTCTATTCAAGAAACTGCAGATATTGCACAACAAAAACTTGATGATGAACTAAAGGCTGTTGACCTAAGAAAACAAGCAGAAAGTGAAAGACATGCTTTAGAAATAGCTAACATTAACCTTGAGATTGAGGCACTTAATAAAAAGAAAGCTACTGCAAGTGGAGACATTCAAAAAGCAATAAAGCTACTTGAAGAAGCAAAGGCTTTACAGGGATCAAAAGATCCAGAAGTTATTAAGGTTTATAATGAAAAAATTGCACAAGCATATCAGGCTGCTGGCACTGCAATAGATCAAGCTAAGGAAGCAGCAGGATTTGTTGACAAGACTGGTCTTTCTCCAGACCTTCAAAAAGAAATGGATACTGCTCAAAAAGACACAACAAAAGCCCTAGATACCTTCTACAAAGATACTGATACAGCAATGCAGTATATTGCAAATGGTGGTGAAGGGGGATGGGATATTCTTCTTACTGGAATGTCAGAGGCTACTAAAAAGATATTTGATGATACCGCAAAGAGTCTTAATATTGATGCCAATTCTAAAGAGTTTAATTCAGCTGCAAATTTCTTAGCTGCTGCAATTAATTCTGGAACTACTATGACTTTAAATGGATACAGAATAGTAACTAATTCTTCAAATCTAAGAGAAGACAATGTAAAAGTTAAACAGGCTTCTGGAGGATATATTTCTGGTCCAGGAACTGGAACATCAGATTCAATACCAGCAATGCTTTCAAATGGAGAATATGTAGTTAATGCTTCTGCAGTAAAAGCATACGGACCACAACTTATGAATAGTATTAATGCCAAAAAATTTGCTGTTGGTGGAATGGTTGGATCAATGCCATCAGCATCTTCTGCTCCAGGTTTTGCTGGTGGGGGAAGCGTTCCTATGCCAACTATATCTGCACCATCTAGTCCAAAATATAATATTCCTTCTGCAGGTGGAGGAATGGCACCATCTCCTATTGCTCAAATGGCTCGTGGTGGAATGATGAATGCATCTTCCAGTGATAATAGTTCTTCTTATAACTTTAACTTTAATGGTGCAGGAATGGATATGGTTATGAGCCACGTTAATAAAGCTGTTGGTGGTAGAATTAGTAGTAATTCTAGGAGAATTGGTTAATAATGGCTTTTGAGACACTTGCACAAAAATATTTACGTCCATCTTTAATTGTTTGGTCAGACTCAGAGCCACTAAACGGTGCAGATCCAAGTAAGTGGGATTTAGGAGAAAACTACCTATATATATCAGATAACAATAGAGCAGAACTTTCGGTATCTTTTGAGCGTATTGAGTACAAGCAAAGAATGATTAATGGAACAATGAGATCCTATCACGTTGCAGATAAAAAGAATTTTTCTACATCTTGGGAAAAGCTTCCTTCTAGAAAAACAGAAGTAACTGAATATTCTGCATCTTCAAATTTTGCAGGTGGACAAGAAATGCTTAAATGGTATGAAGAACATACTGGAGATTTTTGGATGCTATTAGTATATGACGTAGATAGCACTGTTGCAACAACAGACATAAAGAAGAATGTTGAAAAAGTAAATGTATTTTTTGGTGATTTTTCATATAACGTAACTGATAGAGGTCAAACAACAGATTTATGGAATATTAATCTTTCATTGGTGGAAGTGTAAATGTTAAGCACTGGAAATAGTAATTTAGATAAGTTAATTAAAAATGAGATCGCTTCCAAAAGCAGCCTTGACTCAGTACATCAAGTTATTGCAGAGTGGAACTATAATGCATATACAGAAATGGATAGCATTGGATGCTTTAAAACAAATGCAGTTGACTCAGCATCTTTTGACGATGGGGTACAGACAGAAACATATACTTCAGATAATAATACTGTAGTAGCAGAACCAGATATTAAAAGAATTAAGTATACCCCACTGAAAGATATTTTTGGAATTAACCGTCCTAATCCAGGAATCATTCATTCTGTTTATAATAATCTTGCAAGTAATAATAAAAAACCATTAAATGGAGATGCTGATCCATTAACTATTTCTAGAATATTTAATATGATTTCTGAAGATACCAGACTTTACCCTATGTCAAGAAATTCTCAATATCGTTATTGGAACTCTGCAAGAAAAGTAAATAAGACTTTGGTTGGTGTATCTGCATTAGATAAAAATATAAATCATGCAGCACCATTTATTAAATACAAAACAGAGATAAGTGCTAATAAGATTGTTGTAAAAACACAGAAACATTTAGGATATCCTTTAGCATACCGAATAGATACTTTTGATGGAGCAAACTGGTCAACTGCATATGAAGCAACAGGTACCTCAAAGCAAATACAGTCATTAAGCCATACAAACGGATATTACACTTTTGTAATGCCAAGTGATCATGGAATCAAATACCTAGATGATGTATTATTGTCAAGAAATGGTCTTTACTATACAGTTTCTGCTGTTTCTGAAAACAATGTTACATTTTATTCACCTTTAGATATTGCTGGAATTACAGCAGGAGACACTTTGACGGTAACTAATATGTATGATGGCAAAATAGACATATATTATGATCCTGAAAACGGTGGTTCTTGGGGAAGGTATACGCCATACCTATATAATGCAGACGAAAAAACTGTTACCGATTTTAGTACTACAAATAATCAAACTAAGAAGATTAAAGGTCTTAGGTTTGTTGCAACTAAAATGTCTGAATCATATATCCCATTAGAGGTTATTGAGCTAAGTCCAAGACTAGTAGCAGATATAACTAATACCGTCATAAGCTTTGATGTAAATTCATCAATCGGTCAGTCTCAATATGGTCTACCAGTTGGAACAATTATTTCATCTTCTGGTTCTTTGAAGCTCTCAAACACTGAAAGATTTTTTAATAAAAACAATGAAAACTCCATCCTTAAAGATATTTTAAGACCAAATGTTCAGGTAAAGCTATATCAAAAAATGACAATAACTGGTATTAATTATAGATTTCCCTTAAAGGTTATGTACACAGGAATGTGGAATGAGTCTCAGGATATGACAGTTGACACTCAACTAGAAGACTATTTTAAATTTTTTAGAGAAATGTCTGCTCCAGATTTAATGTCTGCTAATGCAAGTGGAATACCAACATCTGTAGCAATCTTATTACTGCTAGACAATATTGGATTCAATGCTTATAAGTTTCAAAAGACTTCAAATGATGCAGATCATGAAGATGTTATTTTAGATTATTTTTATTGTAAAAAAGAACAAACCGTCCTTGAAGTTCTTGAAGCTATTGCGGTTTCAACTCAGACATCTATTTATATAGACTATGATAGCTATGCAGATAATGAAATAATTGCTATGACAAAAGAAAGAATGCTTGCTTCAAAAGAAAATAAAGACTTCTGGTTAATAGGTAATGATGGAACAACAACAAAGAATTTAGACTTTTTTGGAGGAGCAGTAACAGAGGTTGACTTTATTTCAAATATTTCTTCTTTTCAAGAAAATATTGAAGCACCAGTAACAGACATTAATGTTCAATATGCAGGTATTGGTTTAGAAAAAGCTAGTGTATTGCTTCGTGGGCTGGATATGGATAAGAAAAAAGATATTTTGGAGGGTCCAACTTTTGGAGCAAGTGCTGATGGAAGAGACTTAAGGTATGCTCGTGATAAGGTCTGGACCCCATCAACAAATAAAGATAATCCAGAAAATTATTTAGCTGCATCTGGATTAATTTCTAATATGTCTAATGTTGCACCAAAAACTTTATTTTCTAATACCGTAAAGAATGCTCAAAATAAATACGATGCCATTAGAGAGTTTTACAAGGTAGCTGGTGCCCCAGAATCAATGTGTATATATTTAGACAAAGAACTTATTAACACCTTTACTAATTCTTATTCTGGATACATATTAGTTGAAACAGAGCTTATTAGATACGAAGGAATTAGATTTTTAATATTTAATCCAGTAACAAAAAAAGCAAGTAGAAAGATTTTGTTTTCTAAAGAAGAATACTCTTTTGAAAGATCAAGGCTTGGTCAGGGCGGTAGCATAGAGCCAGAGGCATTGATTGTTTACCTTGAAATGAAGTCAAAAAACTTAACGCTTCCCCAAAAAGAATTTACAGTTGTTTCTGACGGTAGAGGTCAAAAAAACACAAAGGTTGAATCTCATAAAGGAATAAACACTGCAAAAGAGTTTTTATCAACGAATCCTGAATGGACAAAATTTGGTGGTCAGCTATATGGGGATAACGCTATATCCACAGGCATTGTAGATGCAGTAAAAGCAAGCAATGTAGTAGATACTCAAATTGGTAACGCTAGTATTGGTGAATCTGGAACAGTAAAAAGTGCAGTTGGTTACTTAAAGCTAACGGCTCCACCATCAAGTATTTCTGGCAGAGAGAAAAGCTCAATAAAAGAAAGTACTAGTATTAAAAGAAATTTGCCAATGAATAGCGTATCTGAGCAAATAATTACTGGAATTGTAAGAGATGTAAACACTCCTATTAGAAAAATTGGAACAAGAATGAGACTTGTTTCAAGTGTTCCAAAAAATGTTAATGCAGGAGAAAAATTAATAAAAGATGGAATTATTGCTGGTATTGGCTGGAACATAAATAAATCATCTGGAGATTTTTCTGGATATGTTGTAGAAATAGAAGAGGTTGGCACTATTGATGCTGCTTCTTTATTAGATGCAAAATATAGAAACTTAAGATTTTATAGAGTAAACTCAAATAACACTATTAAGTTTTTTGGAAATGCTTGGGTAAATGTTTCTGGAACGCCAAGCGAATATATGGACTTTGGTTCAGCCGTTGCAGATGCTACTCAAAAAGGAAAGTCTTACGCAACCATTTTTGACTTAGAGGTAACTATTAGAAAAAGTCCAAATAAGCAAAGAACCTACTATGAGGTGTCTTGGGAAAATCAAGTAGTTCTAGAGGCTAATGAACTCACTTCTGACATTCTTTCAGAAAGGCAAAACATTGCCTTGCTTACAAGAGGTCCTTCCGCAGCAATATATGAATATGTTTATGCTTTTTCATCTCCAGATGATGTTACTATTCCAAATTCAAGTTCTTTTGTTACAAAAAGTTCTAACGTAACTGCCTCACAACTAGCTGCTAGAGGGTTACTACCAGATGTTATTAAGATAAATACAGACTCCGATAAAGCTATTGAACTAAAGGGAATATTCGAAGATTTTGGAAAGATGGTTAGAGAGGTTAAAAAGTTTGATGTTAGGTATCAGTATCCTTCTTTAAGCCCAGCACTAGTAAGCCTAGCCGAATATAATCCAAACTATTATATATCAGACTTTACAACATCTTCTTTTGGATCATCCTTCTGGGTATATAATACTGCAAACGGTGCTATTCAAATTGATGAGTCAGCATTTACCCCTCTTTATGTTTCTGCTTTTACCCTTAAAGAAATTATGCCAGGAACTTTACAGTCTAGCAAATATGTTGAGGTAGCACAAGAAGATAAAACCCTAACGGACGGTTTTGATTTAAATAGACAGACTTACGGAAAGCAAGAAATAACTTTATCTGGAGCATATATTAACAACTTGGATCAAGCAAGAAGCCTTGCTGACTGGGTAGTATCAAATGTTTCAAAAGAAAGAAAAACTATAAATATAGGAATTTTTCCAATACCTATTCTAGAACTTGGAGATAAAGTTGGTATTTTGTATAGCGACAAGTTATATATGGATAGCAATAAATCTTATACTGTTACATCAGTATCTCATTCAATTACCCAATCTGGTCCACAGATGAATATTGAAGTTAAGGAGTGTATCTAATGGCTGGAACAGGAGCAGGAGGAAAACAGTCTAATAATTCTGGAACAGAAACAGGAGGAAGACAAGGAAGTGAAAATTCAGGTAAAGATATAGGTAATACTGCTGGTGCAACATCAGAATATTCTTTTTACCAAAATGTAACTTATGGTGCAACACCATATGGACTTCTTAATCCAAGCCAGCAAACTCTATATGGTGTTCTTAAGCAAAAAGTTGCATATGGCGGTCTTAAAGCATTAAATACAAAATCTATGCAGTCAATAGGTCAAGTGTTTGACCAGAATAACTCTAACACCTATCAATCAGCTGGAGAAAGAATAAATCCAGTAATTGTTAGCTCTATACAAGATATTAAAGATAGGGTCGGTAGTGCAAGCCTAGCAACTACTGATCACGGAAGAGAGGGTAATGCAAAGCTTCCTACTGGTATGTATCGTGATACTGGACAAAATAGATATTATTTAGTATTAGATAATAAACAAAAAACAAGTAAAAATCCACCATTAATTGGTGCTACGCCAACAACTTCATATCAGTTGCCTGTTGTCAAGCCAGAGATAAATCCAAATCCTAGTCCTCAAATAGATTTTCCTAAAGCTAGGAAACAGAAAAAACCAGATGAAGATTTAATCTTTAATTCTCCAGACTATAAGGCAACTTATGAAGAAGTAATTAGAGAGATGTCTCTTTCTTTAATTATGGCAGGAGACGATATTATATCTAACTATAATTATGAAAGCATTGACTCTTTGCCAGATATTGATGTTGAAATTAAAATTTCAGGTGGAGAATATCTAAACGCAAAAGAAGTAATTGATAAAGGATTGGGAGGTGAAATACTACAATCACTAATAGATGGAAGCATATCAAGTGAAGAGGCTGAAGCAGCTAATAGAATATTACTTTACTTAGAGGGTCTTATTGGAGAAGAAGCTACCTATTCTCAAAAAATGAAGTACTTTGGAAAGCTTTCTCCAAATAACTCTTCATTTACTCCTGGAGTTGCTAGAGATGGAGACTCACTACTTATTGACTTTAATGTTGATTTGCCAGATAGTTTTCAGATTCCTGGGGCAAATGAAATAAGGGTTAGATTTGATCCAGTTTAGTGCTAAAATATAGATTATGAATGGTATTTATAGAATTTACGAAGATGGAAAATTAATTAGAGAAGTTAAAAATAAGCTTACCTTGCTTGGCAGGTCTAATGCACTTAGTACAATGCTTGGACTTACACAATCTTTTGCAGGATCTCTTGGAGTTGGCATATCTTCTTTATCTAATTCAGATACTAAAGTTTTGCCAACAGGTGCTGTGTTTTTAAATATGACAGACTTAGACTATGGAGTAGGAAAATATCCAGTTACATCCACAAGTCTTGGTCAGGATTCAAGCCAAACAAAGGATGCACTTGTTTACACCGCAAGAATAACAGATCCAAGTAGATATACGATTTATGAGCTTGGTCTATTTAGTAATCAGATAGCAGGTTCTGTTGATGTTGATGCACTTTCATTGCTTGGGTTTGAGGGTGGTGACTCACTAAAGGAAACTGTATCTTCTGTAGATTATTATTTAGACGACACAAACTCTACCTATATCGCAGGAAGAAAGGCAACGTATGAAACTAATAATACCAACTATAGAATTGGATCAAATGCCGTAAAACTTTTGTCTGGATATTCTGTATTTATTAGTGATTCTGTTTTTAACTTAACAAACTTTTATTCTCCAGATAAACTTAAACTTGCTTTTTATGCAACAGGAACAAGCGTAGTTGTAAAGGTAAGATTTTATAATGGGGCAAATAACAACGCAGAATTTACATTTAACTCTGGGGCTGGTGTTGTCAACAATGCATATAATGTTGTGTCTTTATTAAAATCACAAGCAGTTATTACTGGAACTATGGATTGGTCGGTAGTTGACAAAATAGAAATATTGGTTTCTGGTGGAACAAATGCAATTCTAGATGGATTAAGAATTGAAAAAACAAAGCCTATTGATTCTATTGATGGTTTGGTATCAAGAGCGGTGCTAGATTCAAATACTAAGATTGACAAACAGGCAGGAAGCATCATTGACATTGAATACCTACTTACATTTGATTTGGATGCTGGATAATGCCTATAAATCTTAATGCTTTGGGATTAATTCCTTCCACTCCATATAATGTTTCTATTACTATGACAATTGGAGATAGAGAGATTGACAGTTTAAGGTCATTTTCTTCTACCACTCCTCCTATTTTTAATAAAAATCTTGTAGACTATGCTCCACAAAGTGCTATTATAACTAGAAATTTTGTAACCACAAGAGCAGCTCGTGCTGCACAAAATGATGTTGCTATAACAGGTACTTTTAAAATTCTTTCTATGGCAGCAAATTTTACAGGAAAAACTGTTGAGGGTACTAAGGTTCCAAAAAAATGGAGTGGTGGAGGACCATTAAATCAACAAGCACCAGTAATTCAATTAAAGTATAAGCTAGACAAAGATCTTACTAATGCAATTGTAGTTTCATCAAATCCTTCAGATATTGCTAAAAAATATTTATTAACCCCATTGACAGGTGCTCGAACAACTAAGAAAAAAGTTGTTTCAGTAGAGGTATCGGCAGCTGAACTTGGGTGTAAATGGAGTTCTATTCATAAAGAGTGGACTGGTGGAGTAAGAGGTGAAACATTTTGGAACAAGGGAAATAGGGATAAAAAAGGATTTGGTAAATATTTAACAGCCTATAAAGGAACTGGAGCATTCGGTGGGTCAAAAGATATTCCAGCGGTTACTGGAGTTAAAAGCCTTACAAGCAAACTGAGAACTTCTGTAGATCCAGCTGTTACACAGCTATTAGTTAATGGAGAAGAAATAAAAGATGTTATTTATTTTCTTTATTCTGACTCAACAAGTAATCCTCCAGCAGAAAGTAGCTATATCTATTTAGACTCATCTTTTGTAGCAGCAAGCGGAGTAAACACAACTACACAAGGCTGGACAAAAGCTTCAGGTAGAAACTTTAAGACTGGTTCAACTTATAATTTTCCAACATATTCAAACGCTGAGATATCTGCAAGAAGAGTAATCTCTCAGTCCCTAGTTGATGCAATAGTTTTTTCTAATACGTCTCAACAAGTAGATAGCGTAGAGGGAGAAGTTGATGGTTCTTTATCTTATCCTCAAAATGTTAATATAGCCTTTACAATTATAAGATATACTCTTACTGGAGACTCTTGGGCTCCTTCGTGGATTGGAGGGGAAACTAAGATGTCTTCACCAACATCGGCGGTTATTACATAATGGCAACAAATATAGAATTTTTAAGTGGAGTTTCAGATAATGCTAGAAACTTTTCTGTTATGCATGAGCAATTATCATCTATAAATTTTAGTGGATCTTTTGGAAAAACAATAACAACTAAAAAAGTAAAAAACCTTGAGCCTGGAGAAGTAATAATCAGTTCAGATCCAGGGATAGCAAACTCAAATGAAATATATTTAGTTTCTTTTTTAGACGAAGATACTATAGAAGATGGTTCAACCATATACTATATTTATTATTTAGACCAGGGAACCGCAGATCAAAAAAAGTATACTGTTGGATCCTCTGAGTCAGATTTTAGATATACTGGAGAAGAAGACATAACTGTTGAGGTTGAAGATCCTTTAAAAGTAGATCCAGGTTCAGCTGGTTGGGCTATTAGTAAATATGGAAACGCCGTATTTTCCAATGTTTATGTTCGTGGAGAAATTGAAGCTACCTCTGGAGAAATATCTGGCTCTCTTTCAATAGGACAACAGGGTCAGAGTAACATTATTTTAGGCAGTGGAGATTTCTTAGATAGTGATAATTTAACATACTATGGGTTGCTAATAAATCAAAACAACTACTTGCTTTCTTATAAAAAAGAAACTGTTCCATTTTCAATATCACAAATTCAAGTTATAGATACGGACACTATAGATTCTTCAACAAGCCTAGTTACTTTAAATTTAGATAATTCTTCTGGAATATTTACAGGAGTTGGATCAGAATTTTTAGAGCTTTATGGATTTCAAGGATCTTTAAGTTTTTTAAATAATTCTTGGGGAATTGCTGAGGTTACATCTTCATCTGTAAAAATTAATGTTCCAAGAGTTTTAGCAGGAAGCCATACTTCTTTTACGGTTCAACCACAGGCAAAACCACTTGTTTTAAATAATAGATTAAACATAACGAGTGTTTCTATTGCAAATTCTCCAGTAGTAAGTGTTTATTCTGCAATTTTTACAGCAGTGGGTCATAACTATGAAGAAGGAACCAACATTGTTGTTTCTGGAATTACAAATGCAGCTATATTAGGTTTAAATAGTGTTTTTTCTGTAGCATCAGTTAGTGGAAATACCTTTAAAGCAATAAATGTATCTGGAAATGTTGGTACATATACGACTGGTATAAGTTCCGCCTTAGTTGATAACGTCCTTGCCTTTGAAGATGAAACAAAATTTAGAGCTGGAAGTGCTGATAACTTTATGTCATATAGCAGTGAGCTAGATAAATTAATTGTAACTGGTGAAATCGTTGCTGATTCTGGTAATTTTGCTGGAGCTTTAACTGTAAATAATGGAACTATGAAATTTGGTAAAGGCGTTACAACAGGAAAAGATGGATTAAGGATTGATGCAAATAATTTCTGGTATTCAACTGGAGAGTTTAATGTTGGTGGGTCAGGTGGTATATCTTATTCTGGAACAGGAAATGTAAATATTGGAGGTGGTGTAACTGTAGGTGGAGATATTTCTACAGCAACAGGAACTATTACTGGTCAAACCTTTAGGACTTCATCAACCGCCACAACAAATGGTGTCATCTTTGACTCTGCTGGTGTTCGTGGATATAATTCAAGTGTTAAAAAGTTTGATTTAACATCATCTGGTATTCTTACAGTAACTGGTGCAAATGTTACTGGAGCAATTAATGCAACATCTGGATATATTGGTGGAGAAAGTTCTGGTTGGCAAATTACAACAGATACAATTTCATCTGTTGGCGGTACAAATAAAGTCTATCTTATTAATGGAAGTAACCCCAAGATATCAATTTCATCTAACAGTGCATCAAAAGGTTCATTTATTGCAGGAGATACCCCATTCTATGTTGATGGCGATGGAAGACTTTCTCTTGGAACCCAAATGTATTTTGATCCAAATGATACACAGTCTTTTGGCAAGTTAACCGTAATTGGAAGAATTTCTGGTGCTATTGATAACGTAACAACTGTTCCAACAGATAGCAATACCTTTAGTGTAAGTCAGGCTGTAATTTCAGGAACAAATCAAGCAGTGCTAACAACCACAGCCACCCATTCTTTTACTGCAGGAGATACTGTAGTTATTGCTAGTTTAACTGGTAATGCAGCTGTTGCAAATGGGGCTTTTGTAGTTTTATCTTCTCCAGCACCAACCTCAACAACTTTTGCAGTAACTGTTTCTAGCGGTACTAATGGAACAGTAAGTGGTCAAACTGGTACGGCAAAAATAAGAGAAATGACACTAGGTTTACATGCAGCACTAAGTGGCTCTCCTGCTGGATATGGCATTAGATTGGATGAAAATAATTATTGGTTTGTTAATAATCAGTTTAAGGTTGGAACTAGCGGATCATATTTTTCGTGGGACGGTGCAACTCTTGAAGTAAAGGGTAAGGTAACTTCAACTGATGGTGATATTGGTGCTTGGACACTATCTAACGAGGAACTATATTCAGACATTAGTGATACTGGAAATACATATAGAACTGGAATTAAGGCTGCAACTGGTATTGGTGGTGGCACATATACCCCATCTGTTTTTTATATGGTACATGATCATAATAATGCAAATACAGAGCCAGAATGGTCTGAATCACATACCCCATTCTATGCAGATAGCAATGGAAGATTTTCACTAGCAGATAGATTCTTCTTTGATCAAGATGTTAATGGTGCATTATCACAAACAAACCTAACAATTTATTCAGATGGTGGAAGAATCGGTGGAACTGCTGCAGATGATAGAGGATGGAGTTTTGGAAATGGTCTTTTGTATAGTGGAAATGGAACAAGTTTTGTTTCATTGGCAACTCCAGGAGCACTTCCAGACACAAGCCTAGCAAAAAATATGACTGTAACTAAAATGACGGTTGACTCAGAGGGCGATGGATATTCTAGTATTTATATTGAACTATACCTAGCCGATATGATAACCCTATTGACATCAAAAACTAGTTATACTTCAACACAGTTGTTAGATCAAGCTACATACTCTCAGGCTTTAGCCGAAGTATTTTCTAATGCACAAATAAAATTTTCAAATGGTGAAGGTGCAACTACTACCCCACTAAAAAATATATTTGATACTGCCTTAAACACAAGTTTAACGGATTTAGCAAATAGATTTCTTATTGTAAGAAATGTTTATTCAAATGCTACAAGCTTAAGTGGATCCTTTAATAATCGTGCAAATATTTTAGATGGATCAAGTTATATTTCTTCAGATAAAAAAATAAATCTTGTTATTTATGGTGAAGATTATGGTCTAGGAGCTACAGTTATTGATGAACAAGTTGTTGCAGGTAGCAATGGTTATCCATCAGATTCAATTGCACAAGTTTATTTATCTTCAGATAACTTGCAAAACAACGAATATGTTTTTTGGGCAGGAAATCCATTGGCAACAGAAGCACCAACATATATTAAAAACACAGGAGACATAAAGGCAAGAGACATCATAGCTGATCATACAATATCTACTAGCATGTCCTTAGCAGGACACCAAGTATTTATTTCTGCTACCAATCCAGCTGCAGAGGCTGTAGCTGGCGATATATGGATTGATATTTCTTAGGAGGTTTAAATGGCAACTCAAAATTTTGGCGTAGCAGGTGGTGGATATTCTAATTTAAGAGGAATTAATCAAACACCATATAGCGTTGGATCATCTGTAGCTTTTGCAACAAACAGAGTTGTTCAGCAAGTTTCTATTCAAATTGCTGGTGCAGGTGCAACATATAAAGCTAGAGGTGTATTATGGAACTCAACTGGATCAGCAGTTCTTGCACAATCAGCAAATACAAATATAGCATCAGATAACACTCCACCTTTTAGTCTAAAAGATTTTAATATTCCAAATACATACGTTCCAGCAGGAACATATTATGTTGGTTTTTGGAGAGACTCAACAGAGAGAGTTGAGTGGGATGTTCAAAATGGAAGCAACACAAGTAAAACTTCTGGAGGGTCTGGTGCAGGTAGCAGTGCTGATGCACTAGATTCATCTGGAACTGGAACTGTATATAGAAGGCTTATTGGTAGAATAACTTATATAGATGTTGTTGCTCCGCCCGAATCACCAACCTTTAATGCAGCAGCAGGAACTAACTCTATTGCAATGTCTTCTATAAATATTGTTAATGATGGATCTAATGGCTCAAACCCAGCATCATGGGCAATTTCATGGGAGTACGCTACAAAAACTTCATCAGCAACAACTTGGTCAACTTGGACAGCATTTACTCCAACTGCTTCAAGCACTCATAGCGTTACAGGGCTTGCATCTGGAACAACTTATGATATAAAAATTAGATCAAGAAATCCTGTAGGATACAGCCCTGAGTCTGTAATAAAAACAGTAACTCCATATGGTGTTGCTACTGTTACTGCAGCAACGCTAACATATGACTCTGGAACAAATTCTAATACAATCGCTTACTCTGCAAATAGAAACTATGGAACTATTAGCACAGTAAGAATTGATCGTTCTGTAAATGGTGCAGCTTATACGACTCTTTCGTCTAGCATAACAGCACCAGCACCAGATCCTTCTACAAATCAAACAATATCTGGTTCATATGTAGATTCTGCAAGCATTATTCCTGGAGGCACATATACTTATAGAGTTTATGTAACTAGCCAAGCAGGTTTGAGTGCATTTAAAGTAACAAATACTGTAACAACAATTACAAAACCTTCTGCACCAATAAACTTTACTGCAACATCGATTAATCCAACATCCATCGGGGTCTCATGGGCAGCCCCATCAGATACTGGTGGAAGTGCAATACAAAAGTATACGCTGTATATTGATTCTACCCAACTTGTTCCTCCAGTAAATCCACAAGATCAAGTAATTGGATTTACTGTAAGTAAAATTGTTGTGGAAGATAATGGCGGAGATCCAGTAGATGGATATTATTCTACGATATATATACATGCAAGCTATTCAGATTTAGATAATTTAATTTTAAATACTCTTACTAACTATACAGCACAAGACCTTTTAGATCCAGTTGTATATGATCAAGCAGTTACAGAGTTATTTTATGCCTCAGATGAGTTTGGAGATCCAATAAGATATATAAAATTTATAAATAGTCCAACTCAAAATTTATTTAATACTACATCCAATCCAAATTTAACACAATTAGCAGGTTTAATGTTGCCCGTTCAAGGTGCAGATAGAATTGAAGCTACAGGATTTGATGTAGACGGATTGGTAGAATTTGCTCTTGATCCATATGACGTATCAGAAAAAACTGTAGTATTTGAAATTTGGGGAGAAAGCGTTATTTACTATTTGCCTGTTGCAAATGAATTTATTACAACTGGTAGCAATATTGGTAAAACAGTAACATCCTATCTTCCACCATCACAAGTAGCAGTGCAGTCAAGAGCAATTGTTAGTAACAATATATCACCATCAACATTTTCTTATAACATAACAACTGCATATGACTCTGTAAATAATCTTACTATTAATATAGAGCCAAATACTAGCTATAGTCTTGGAGTGTATGCAACAAATACTGTTTTAGATGGAACCCCAGCTACACTTGCAGTTACTACAATTGGTGGTCTTCCAAAAATTTATATAAATGATGAGTGGGTATATGCTAAAATTAAGAAGAGAAATGCTACCAATGATGGATGGGATAATGCATATATTAAAGTTAGAAATCCAACGGATACTGACTGGACATATATCTAATCTTAAGGTATAATAATAAAGAGTAATTATAAGGAGAAAAAATGTCACAAGATAAGACACTTGAACTAGTTGTTCAAGAATTACAAAACCGTATTGGTCAAATTACTAGCCAGTATGAAACACAACTTGCTGTACTTAAAGCACAGGCACAACAGGCTATTGAAGCAAAAGATGCAGAAATTGTATCACTTAAAACTCCAGCCAAAGAGGAAAAGTCTAAGTAATGGCAGCACCACTAAGTGATGGAAATCCATTAACATATGATTGGCTTAACCTTTTAGTAGGAGAAGTTAATACATTGTCTACAACATCTGCATTGTCAAAAAATAATGTTAAAATTAAAATGTCTCCTAGACATTACACCACCTCTACAGTAACTAATACCGTTCAGATTGTTACTGGTAAGGCAACCGTAACTCTTGGTAAAGGTAAGACAAGAGGAAAAACTGCACCTATAAAATTTCAACCAACATTTTCCGCATCAGATGTTTTAGTTGTTGCAAATGTTAACTACAATGGAACTGATCCTGGCGTAGACGCTGTATGTTGGGTAACAAACATTGATGAGTCAGGATGCATGTTTTGGGTAAGACGATTTGATTCCCCAAATAAGAATCAGACAACGCCAGTAACAATTAATTATATTGCTATTGGTAAAGCAAGCTCTTCAACATAATAAAAACTATTGACATACCCCAGTTACTTTGATAAACTGGGGTACTGCCATTTTTTGGCATAAACAAAAGGATTAAAATGACAAACGATTTAAAGTGGATGCTATCCTCTGACCAGCAATTCCCATATCAAGATGATAAAATGATTGAACTTTGGTTTAAGGTTATGAGATGGTTCAAGCCAGATGTTGTGGATTATTTAGGTGATACTGATGATCAGGCTTGCTATAGCAAGTACACAGAAGGACGTTCAGCAGAGTTTTTAAAGATGCATAAAGACAATGAGGGTAATGCTATTGTTCCCCTTATGAAGCATGAAGCAAAATTAGCAAGAGACTTTTATACTAAGACTCGCAAAGTAGCAAAGAAGGCACAACTATTTTCAGCACTTGGAAATCACGATATTCGTGTATTTGATTATGTAGATGCAAAGCTTCCAGACTATATTGAAGCAACTACACCAGAGTCGTTATGGAACTTAGATAGTCTTGGCTATGATTATATTTATTACAATCAACCTCCTGCACACCGCTTTGGTGATATTCACGTTCATCACGGTAATGCTATTTCACAAAACGCAGGTGAGTCAGTTCGTAAAGATGTAGATAACTTTGGCGTATCTTTAATTCGTGGACACTCACATCGTGCAGGTGTATACTTTAACACCTATGAACTTAGAAATAGAGGTATGGGTGAAACATTGCGTGGGTATGAAATCGGTCATATGTGTGATGAAAAGTCTAAGGGTATGATGTATACAAATAACCATAATTGGCAGAAAGCATTTGCTATTGCACATATTGAAAATGGAGTATATCCACACATTCAACTTGTTCATGTATCTCCTGACTATGCCTGTGTAGTAGATGGCAAGTACTTTAAGGTTTAATACTATGCTATCATTTAACAATGAAATGCAAACTATGCAAAGGCAAGGTGATGGTAGATAGGGTATTTTCCAGTCACACCCATATAGAATTATTCTGTATGACGTGTGGGAAAAGATGGTCTTTCCACCACCCAAGCAACCATTCACCGTTTGTAAAATGGCTATATCAAAAAGAAAACGAACTGTCGAAGAAGACCTCGAACAGTTAAAGTCACCACAAAGAAGGCTATGCTTTCTTAATGATGAACTTCATAAAATTATACATATTGATCGTGTAAATAATATTGTAAGAACTTATAACTATTTACAAGATAGGCAAATGGCTTATCTTTATACAGATTATAAAAAACTTAGATCACCTGCCTATTCTATTAGGCTTGTTGGAAAGCTACTAAGTCGTAGTCCAGACTCAATAAGAAAAGCAATTAGGCGTGGTGATGTTAAAAAGCCATACCTTATGGATCAATATGTTCACGGTGTATATTATTTCTGTGAAACAGATATCTATAATCTAAGAGACTTCTATGCAAGTTGGCATACAGGAAGACCTAGAAAAGATGGTTATATTACACCAAGATATGATGTGCCAACAAAGAAAGAATTAGATGCACTTCTAGGCAAGTCTGAAATGCTATATATTAAAAATAAGAATGGGGACTTTATTCCCGTTTGGAAAGCAGAGGATTTCTAATGGCAAAGGGTAGACATTCTTACAAGAATAAACCACAAGAAGAAAAGGGCTTTACAAACCTGCAAGAAGATGCTATCCTTTACTCTATGATATGTTTAGAGGAAGCATTTATGATAGCCAGAAAACGCAAAGATGTTCAATCATTGATTTCCCTTGCTGACAAATGGTATGGTATCTCACAGGCTTTTGAATTAGTAGATGATAGAAAGCCAATGATTGGTTTTGGAGCAGGAGCAGAAAATGAGTAATACCGTTGTTAAGGTTAACCTTAAGTTTGTAAGAAACTTGGGTAACTATGAAAGTATGCACGTTGAACTTGGTGTAGAAGATTGGGTAAGAGATACCGATGCTAATACCGATGCTGCAATGAATAGAGTTTTTGAGTTTGTGGAAAGCAAACTTATTGAAAAAGTTAATGCGTTAGAAAAGGATCTAAAGCAGTGACAAAAAGTGAGGCAAACCTAGCTTTTGCATTACTCACATATTATTCAAAGAAGTTTGAAGATAGATATGGCAAGAAGCCAAACATAAATAAGTATAAAGAAAAATGGGCTGCCTCATCTATCCTAGAAGACTTTGAGTTTGACAATGCTAAGTTAATTATTGATTACTACTTTACCTTATCTAAAGAAGGACACCCACTTTCGTGGCTATTTAATAACTTTGATAAGTTAAAAGATTCAGTAGAATCAAACGAGCAAGATAAAATATTAAGAGCAGAGCGTAGAGCACAGACAATAAAGTTGAGAGAAGAGTGGTTAAATGGGAATGCGTGAAGAAGTAGAAGTAATCTCTTCTGTATGCGAGAATAAAGACATCCACGTTCTTTTTGAAAACAATGTGGACTATATGATGCAGTCCTGCGGTGATGTATGGGACTTTGTAAAAGAGTATTATAATGAAACTCGTCAAGTACCGCCATCAGATCTTTTGCAAACACGCTTTCGTGATTTTGACACAGTGCAAGATCCAGCACCAACTATCTATGCAGTTAATAGATTAAAAGAAACATTTCTAGATGAGTCACTAAGGACAACAGTTCGTAAGGCTGCACAGTTTCTTCAAGACAATCAATCTGGCAAAGCACTAAATACTATGTCAAGTGACATATCCTCACTTGCTAGAATTACTGCAAGGGTGAGAGACCTTGATGTAACAGATGTTGATGATGCATTACAATACTTTGAGAAGACTCGTCAATCAGCAATGAATGGTGATATTGGTATTCGATCTGGGATTGCTGCATTTGATTTGTGCTTGCCTATGGGTATTGCTAAAGGTCAGTTAGGTGTGTTGCTTGCGTATCCTGCTATTGGTAAGTCTTGGATGGCTTTGTTCTTAGCTGTAAAGGCTTGGCAGAATGGTCGTGTGCCAATGATCTTGTCTTTAGAAATGACAGAGCAAGAAGTTCGTAATCGTATCTTTACAATTATTGGTAATGGCAAGTGGTCACATCGTGCTATTAGTTCAGGTCGTGTAAACAATGATGAGTTTAAGGAATGGGCTGAGGGCAACTTAGTTGACAAGCCACCATTTAAGATTGTGTCAAATGACGGTGGTAGTGAAGTCACTCCAAATGTTGTTAGAGCAAAGATTGATCAGTATAAGCCTGACATTGTATTCATTGATTACTTGCAACTTATGCAAGACAATGCAGGAACTAGTTCTAATGAAACAGTTAAGATTAAGAACCTGTCAAGAGAGTTAAAACTATTAGCAATCTCTGAGCAAGTTCCAATCATTGCTATTGCTTCTGCTACTCCAGATGATGCAAGTGACTTAGAGAGCGTTCCACAACTTGGACAAGTGGCTTGGTCACGTCAGATAGCCTACGATGCAGACTGGGTATTAGCATTTGGTCGTAAGCAAAATACAGGTGTTCTAGAGGTGGCGTTTAGAAAGAATCGTCACGGTTTCTTAGGAGACTTCTATATAGATGCAGACTTTGATAGTGGTAAGTTTGAGGAAATGATGGACCCTGCAGACCTATTGTAATCTATAATGGTTATATGGAGTTCGCAGGACACAAGAAAATTAAAGAGTTTACCATAGATGGTCAGATCTATGATGAAGCTGATGTAATGCGTTTGAAAGAAAAGTATAACTCCATAATGGATCATTATCTTAGAAGTCAGGGATATGTTCCACATTTAGACCTTGACATAGTTTTTACTATAGATTATAATGGTAACTGGTTCGACTTTAAAATAACAATGTACGGTATTTATTTAGGAAAGGCAAAAGCAAAATGCTATATGGGAATAACAGGAAGCAAGCTAATTCCAATGACTCCTACGACCCAGAGCAAGTCAGAGAAATCATCACATCGTGTGGAGTCTCAATAGGCACTGAGTTAGATACTCACTTTTTAGTTTTCTGCCCGTTCCACAATAATCGTAATACTCCAGCGTGTGAAGTAGACAAAGAAAAAGGTTTGTTCCTTTGTTTTTCTTGCGGAGAAAATGGAACTATCCTAGACTTTGTAATGCGTACAACCAATAGAACCTACTTTGAGTCTGCTAGAATTATTTCTAATGCAGCAAAAGCAGGAGACTTTGTTCAAAAGATTGACAAGTCAATTATTCCAAAAGAAGAGTTTAATAAGTTTGATGATGCCACAATAGAACGCTTGCACACTTCCCTGATGCAAGACAATAAGGCTATCTCATATTTTACTGGTCGTGGCATTACAAAGAAAGCATCAGAGTTTTTTAAACTTGGATATTCAGATAAGCAAGATATGGTTACAGTTCCAGTATATTCTCATACTGGGATATGTGTAGGCTTTGTTGCAAGATCGGTAGAGGGAAAAGCATTTAAAAACTCTACAGGTTTGCCAAGAAGTAAAGTATTGTTTAATCTTAATAACTGCAAGTTCCAGGACATTGTAGTTGTAGAGTCATCTTTTGATGCCATCCGTTTGTGGCAATTAGATATACCTGCCGTAGCAACGCTAGGAGCAAATGTAGGCACAGTTCAGTTAGCCCTGCTAAATAAGTATGCCAATACAGTTATCGTTGCTCCTGATGGAGATGAGGCTGGTAATGAGATGGTCTCAAAGCTTATTAGAGGTCTTACTGGTAAAGATATTAGAGTAATGCAAATACCAGAAGGTAAAAAAGACATTGGTGATATGACAGATGAAGAAATTAATGGTGCATATTCACAAATAAAAGCACTTGACTTAGCACTCAATATCTGATAAAATGTTGTAACAGACCCACATATGGGGTCAAATATTAGGAGAAATATTATGGCAAGTATTACGGGATTAGCAAATATCCAAAAATTAATAGAACGTCCATCTCATTCAGATGGTCCAAAGGCTCGCTGGCTAAAGTTAGAAGATGGTCAGTCAGTTAAGATTCGTTTTCTAAACGAAGTAGATCCAGATTCAAAGAGTTACAGTAAAGAAATGGGTCTAGCGATTGTTATCGCAGAACATACAAATCCAAAGGATTATCGCCGTAAGGCTCTTTGCTCTATGGAAGAAGAGGGCAAGTGCTATGGCTGCGAAATGCATAGGCGTGATCCAAAGGCTGGTTGGAAGGCTCGTCTTCGCTACTACACAAACGTACTAGTAGATGAAGGTAATGGCGAACAGTACACAGCCATTTGGTCTCAAGGTGTTGGTCCAAAGTCACCGACTACAACAACGATCATTGAGTATGCTTCTGACACTGGAGGAATTTCCAATGTTATCTGGAGACTAAAGCGTAACGGCACAGGTACCCTTACAAGCTATTCATTGTTCCCTGTTGCAACAGACGAGAAGCCTTTTGACTTCACAGGTATCGAAACCTATGAACTTGAAAAGACAGCAACTCGTCAAGTTAAGTATGCAGAGCAAGAGTCATTCTTTATGGGTCTTGAAACTGAGGAAACAGCTAGTGCGTCTGTAGATTGGTAAAAGCCACTTGACAGACTTGGGGGCGGTAGGCTATAATTGCTTATCGCCCTCACTAATTTTATTGGAGAAAAATGTATCATAATCATCATTCGCATTCTTACTATAGTTTGCTTGATGGCTTCTCCTCACCAGAAGAACTTCTGAAACGTGCAGAAGAGGTGGGTATGACTGCTTTATCCTTAACGGATCACGGAACTTTAAGTGGTCACAGAGACTTTCTTATTGCTGCAAAAGACACAAAGGTTAAGCCAATTCTTGGTCTTGAAGCGTATTTTACTACAGACAGATTAGATAAGCGTTCTAAGAAAGAGCGTGGCGAAGATGAGCAAGTTTACAATCACCTTATTGTTTTAGCAAAGAATGAAAATGGTGTGCAGAACTTATCTAAACTATCTGAGATTGCTTGGAATGAAGGCTTCTTTAATAAGCCCAGAATAGACTTTGAGATACTAGAAAATTATTCATCAGACCTTATCATCGCATCAGGCTGTATGAACGGTATTATTGCCAAAGCTATTCAAAATGATAATATGGAACTTGCTAGAAAGCACACAGACTGGTTTAAGCAAGTATTCAAAGATGACTTCTATATGGAACTACAACCACATAACCCATATGAACTTAATGCACAAATGCTTAAACTGGCAGATGAAATGGGTGTTAAGTCAACAGTAACACTTGACTGTCATTATGCATCTCCAGAAGATCGGATTGCAGAAGAGATTATGCTTATCCTTGGTACACATCCTAATATTCGTAAAGAAGCTAAGTTTGATGATAGTCGTAAAATCAAAGATCTTATTGAACGCCTAGATTATTTATATGGTGATCGCTTTATGTCATTTAAAGACTTAGAGATCTACTTAATGGGATACAAAGATATTCGTCAGATGATGATTGACCAAGGTATTGATCGTGATGATTTGTATGAAAACTCTTTAGAGATATCTGATAAGGTTGAGTCTTATGAAATCAAAAAGGGATTAGATTTATTACCTGCAGACTATACCGATCCAGATCACCAACTTGAAAAGATAACTATGGTTGGACTGGCAAAGCGTGGACTAGCAGATAATCCAGATTATGTTGCTCGTATAACTGAGGAACTTGAAATCATTAAGTCTAAAAACTTTTCTTCATACTTTATTGTAGTTGCAGATATGATTAACTGGTCAAAGAATAACAACATTCTTGTTGGTCCAGGAAGAGGTTCTGCTGCAGGTTCTTTAGTTTGTTATGCGTTAGGTATTACAGAAGTTGATCCAATTAAATATGGATTGTTGTTCTTCCGATTTATTAATCCAGAGCGTGATGATTTTCCTGACATTGATACAGACTATGAAGATCGTTATCGTGGAAAGGTAAAAGAATATCTTTCAGAACAATACCAACACGTTGCTTCTATTGCTACCTTCCTTACATTTAAAGACAAGGGTGTAGTTAGAGATGTTGCAAGAGCTTTTCACGTTCCTCTTCCAGAAGTAAATAAAGCATTAAAGGGTATTGAAACTTGGGATGAGTTTATGTCTAGCACAATCTCAAAAGACTTCCGTGATAAATATCCAGAGGTCGTAAAGTATGCAGGTAAGTTGCGTGGACGTATTCGTGGTACTGGAATGCATGCTGCTGGTATTGTTGCTTCTAAGGATGCTATTTGGAAACACGCACCTATGGAAACTCGTAAAGATACACAGTCAGATGATCGTGTACAAGTTGTTGGTATGGATATGGATCAGGTAGCAGATGTTGGTCTTATTAAGATTGACGCTCTTGGTCTTAAAACATTAGCAGTTATTCACGATACCTTAGATATGGTTAAAGAGCGTAAGGGTAAAGACATAGACCTTTCTAGTCTTACTCTAGATGATAGAGAAGTTTATGCAGACCTTACTGCAGGATTTACAAAGGGTGTGTTTCAAGCAGAAGCAACTCCCTATACAAACCTATTAGTAAAAATGGGGGTATATACCTTTGACGAACTTGCTGCTTCCAATGCTTTAGTTCGTCCAGGAGCTATGAACACTATCGGTGCTGAATATATTAAACGCAAAAAGGGTAAAACTCCAGTGAAATATATTCACGACATCGTAAAGGACTTTACTCAAGATACTTATGGGTGTATTCTTTATCAGGAACAGGTTATGCTTGCTTGTGTTCATCTTGGCGGAATGACTATGGCAGAAGCAGACAAGGTTCGTAAAATTATTGGTAAGAAAAAAGATGTAAAGGAGTTTGACAAGTATCGTGAACAGTTTGTTAAGGGTGCTTCAAAGCACATTACAGAAAAGCAAGCACAGGGTTTATGGCACGACTTTGAGGCACACGCAGGTTATTCCTTTAATAAGTCCCACGCTGTTGCTTATTCTATGCTTAGTTATTGGTCTGCTTGGCTAAAGCGGTACTACCCACACGAGTTTATGTATTCACTTCTTCGTAATGAAAAGGATAAGGATACTAGAACAGACTACCTAATTGAAGCAAAGCGAATGGGAATTACAATTAAGCTCCCACACGTTAATGAATCGGATATTGACTTTACTCTAGAGGGTGATGCAATTAGGTTTGGTTTAGGAAACATTAAGTTTATTTCAGAAAACATTGGAAGTAAACTTATTGCAAGTAGACCATTTGATTCCTTTGATCATTTAAAAACGCTTGCAGGTACAAAGGGATCTGGAATAAACAACAGAGCAATAGAGGCATTAAATAAGATTGGTGCTGCTGCATTTAACGACAACTTAAGGATTGGAAATGAAAAAGAAAATTACTACGAGTACCTTAACATACCTGAGTTTACTAGTGATATCCCTCGTTGGATTGAAGCATATGCAAAACCGCTTGAAGATTACTCAGAAGAGGGATCGTTTCTTGTCCAAGCAATGGTCAAGTCCATCAAAAGAGGAGACGGATGGAGCCGTATCGAAATCGTTGACAAGACTGGCTCTGTTGGGATATTTGACAGATCGGACACGGTAATTGAACCAGGAAAGATTTACATCTTCCTAGTAGCAGATAATCGTATTGGTGCTTATGCAACGGCAGAAGACCTTAAGAATACAGATGATCCTTTTATTAAATACTTACAAGCAAAAACAATGACATTGGGTGATGGAGAATTTTTTACTATTAGCTTCACACCAAGAAAGACAAAGGCTGGTCAGAAAATGGCAAATGCTGTCCTTGCAGATAAGGATAAAGAACTACACTCTGTAGTTATTTTTCCAACAATGTATGGTCAGGCTTTATCTAATATGAAACCAGGCGGTAGATGTAAGCCAATATTACAAGAAACAACATCAGGAAGTACCACAGTAAAGGAGTTTGAGAGAGTATGAACCTAGATAATTTAGCAAGAAGCGTACACTATAATGCAACAGAAAAAGGTTTTTGGGATTATATGTATTCCAATGTAGAGCCAGTTGGAGATACCTTTGTTTTCTTTGCAAAACAAATAGCAATGATCCACTCTGAGGCAACAGAAGTATTAGAAGCACTAAGAAAGCAAAAGGGTGCAGGAGAAGTTACAGAAGAACTAGCAGACATTATCATTCGTGTAGTTGATCTATATGAAGGATTACTAATGGCTGGTGAAGCAGCAGGTTCTCTAGAAGACATTGTAACAAAGAAGACAATCACCAATAGCCAACGCCCAAAAATGCATGGCGTACTGGGATGATATAATAGATGCTTAGAAAAGATAATGGAGATATAAATGACAACAACTATTGAGGATATCCTATCAAGGTTAGATCCAAAAACAAGAAAGCGTGTACAGCAAGCAACTGAAGTTGAGATTGAAAGACAACCAACACCAAGCCTAAGTCTTAATGTTGGATTAAAAGGAGGTCTTGCTTATGGTCGTCAAGTTCTTATTTGGGGGAACAAGTCTGCAGGAAAATCATCTTTCTGTTTGCAAATGATTGCAGATGCTCAAAAAGATGGTAAGACTTGTGCTTGGATTGACTCAGAGCAGTCATACTCACCTGAATGGGCTACAAAGCTAGGTGTTGATTCTGAAAAACTTATTTACTCACCTGCAAAAACTATTAACGATATGGTTGATGTTGCAGTAGACCTAATGAATGCAGGAGTTGATTTAATTGTAGTTGATTCTATCTCTGCACTACTTCCTGCTATCTACTTTGAAAAAGATGGTAATGAATTAAAAGAACTACAAGACACCAAGCAGATTGGTGCAGAAGCGAAGGATATGACACACGCAGTTAAGATGCTTAACTATGCAAACAAAAATACTTTGCTTGTTCTTATTTCACAACAGCGTAATAGTTTTGGTGGAATGCATGCAACTCATATCCCTACTGGTGGTATGGCTGTTAAGTTCTTTTCAAGCACCATCGTAAAGTTATGGTCAAGTGAGTCAGAGGCTAGTTCTATTAAAGATAAGGTAACTGTTGGTGATCGTTTGATTGAACAAAAGGTTGGTCGCCCAGTTAACTGGACTATTGACTATAACAAGACTGGACCACAGTTTATTGGTGGATCATATGACTTCTACTTCCAAGGAGATCACGTTGGTGTAGACACCATCGCTGACCTTGTTGATACAGCAGAGCTTATGGGAATCATTGAGCGTGGCGGTGCTTGGTATACAGTTCTAGAACAGCGTTTACAAGGACGAGCAAAAGTGGTAGAATATGTTAGAGAAAATAAAGAAGTGTTTGACACTTTAGAAAGTATGGTATATTCAAAACTATGATAAATCCAAATGATTTTATAAATACTACTCCAAAGCAGGAAGAACCAGAAGAAGAGTTAAATACTGTTGGTGGTACATTTATTTGTCAAGAGTGTCTTGTGCCAGTTAAAGAGGCTCTCTTAAATGAAGATACAATGACCCTGACATATACCTGCAATGATGGACATAATAATGAGGCGACAATTTGAGTGAAGCAGCAGAGTTAAAACGTATTGGTGCAAAGGCACATAAAAACTCTGGTCGTGGTCAATATTATAAGGGTGACGGTAATACAGATGAGTTTATTGTAGATGTAAAAGAAGCAGGTAAAAGCTTTACTCTTAACCAAGATGTATGGGCTAAGATCGTCACAGACACCCTCAGAACGGATAAAACAAAATATCCTGCCTTACTACTGGCTATTGGGGAAACACAAAAGATAAGATTAGCAGTCATTGAATGGGCTGCCCTAGAAGATTTAATGGAGAGAGCAAATGGAATCAACACTTGAGTTTATTAGTCAAGTAACAGAGTTTAATGATCTGCATGAATATATGAAAGACCCAGAGCTAGATGAAGCGATGGCATTGATTGTAAAGATTATGATGAAGCCAGATATTCCATCTGTTCAAGCGGTAGCCCTAATTGGAAAACTACAAGCAATGTCTGCTAAGTTTGCTATTCTTGCAACTTATTATACAACGATTGCAAAAGGTCCATCAGGAAGTGTAAACAACACAAAAAAGAATGTATACTATACAATGAAAGAATCAATAGACAAAATCGTAGATGCCTTAAAGTATCTTGCACGATACAACTTAGGAGCATAGAATGGCTAAAAATTTAATAGGAAGTCTAGTAACAAAACCAAGAGATACAAAGCTAGATGCAAAGAAATACCGTCTTGCATTGGGTAAGGCATATCTAGCAGGTAAGAATGGCATTCAGTTTACAACAAAGAAAACATTTTCACCATCTACCGTTGGTTATGGTTATGGCAAGTGCCCAAGATATTGGAATCTTGCATTTAGCGGTGTAGATTTTAAAAATAGTTTTAATGCTCAAGGTATGGCTGCAATGAATGCAGGTACACAGGCACACGATCGTATTCAATCTGCTATGGGCAAAATGGAATATGGAAAGCTTGTACAACTTGAGCGTGAAGTAAAAGTATCAGACCCACCTATTCGTGGTTTTGCAGATGCAATTATTGAGATTGACGGTGAAGAGATTGTCGGTGAAATCAAAACAGTTAAGTCAGAAGGTTTTGATATTCGTAAAGATACTTCTACTGGTGCAGATAGTCACGTTGTTCAGTTATTGATTTATATGAAGGCTATGGATATGAAGGAAGGTTTCTTCCTTTATGAAAATAAAAATAGCCACGAGCTTGCCTGTATCCCTATCGTAATGTCTGAAGAAAATGAAAAGTATGCAAACTATATCTTTGACTGGATGCGTGAAGTATATAAGGCTTGGGAAGAAAAGAAAAACATTAAAAGACCATTTACTGAAAAAAGTAGTAACTGTAACTACTGCCCTATTAAAATAGCGTGTTGGGATAAAGCAGATGGTCGTACAAAGATTGAGCCATTAGAGGTTAGGTCTTTGTGAAAGATTGCGTACAATGCAAGCAACCCTTTAACTTTAAAACACATAACCAAAAGTATTGTTCTAAAGAATGTTGTAGGCTTGCCACTAATAAAAAGATTATGCAGAAGTATTATATTAAGAAGCAGCGTTTGGCAGGTGCAGAAAGACTATGTGCTAATTGCAAAAACCAATTAAGCAGATATAATTCAGATACTAAGTGTACAATGTGTCAAGAACTTGAAAGAAAAAATAAGGCAAACATAGCGAAAGGAAACATACAAGATGTCATTAGCAAGCTTGGCAAAGCCAAAAGCAGGTAAAGTGTTAGGCATTGATGCATCTACTGGATCTATTGCCTTTTGCTTATTTGAAAATGGTGTTCCTGTTAGATACGGAAAGTTCCCCTTAGAAGGAATGGACATTTATGAAAAGGTTGCAGATGCAGGAAAGAAAACAAGGATTGCATCGGAGTTTCTAAAGCCAGACTATGTTGCTATTGAGTCAGCAATTATGGTTAAGTCTGCTGATGCAGGTTTAAAGATTGCAATGATTGTTGGTGCAGCACTTTCTGTGTTGCTAAAACCAGGCGTTAAAACAGTTTCTATTGCACCTATCCAATGGCAAGCATTTATTGGAAATAAAAATCCAACTAAGGCAGATAAGTTAGCATTAGAAAATGAGATTCCAGGAAAGTCTGTAACTTGGTATAAAGGTGAAATGAGAAATAGGAGAAAGCAAAAGACTATGGACTTCTTTAATACTACTTTTGGTACAGAGATTGAAGACAATGATGTTGGCGATGCTTGTGGTATTGCCTATTATGCATATAAGAATATGACGGAGAGATAATGAGTAAACTATATCAATCAAAAACTTGGTTAACAAAGAGATATCTTATTGATAGAAAGACTATTGAAGATATTTCAAAAGAATGTGCAACAAGCCATCAAACCATATATAGATATCTTGTTGAGTTTGATTTAATTAGGAGCCAGAGAACGTGGAAGAAAAGATAAAGATTAATTTTTCTGGTGTAACTTTAAATGCAGATTTTTCAAAACAAGATATGGGATATCCAACTGCTGCAAAAAACATTTGGACAAACCTAGAAAAGTATAATTTTGAGATTACAACATTTGATGTAGGTTCTAGAAATATAAACCTATCCTACGCTGCTCCACCAAACAATATTATGTTTAGTGGAAAATATAACATTATGTATGGTTGTCACGAAACCACAGAGATACCTGACTACTGGGCAGAGTGTTTAAATAAAGCAGATGAGATCTGGACACCATCAAGTTGGGTAGCAGATGTTTTTAGAAAAAAGGTAAACAAAGAAGTTTATGTTGCACCACACGGTGTATCTGGATCTTTTGTTCCTGCAAAAAGAAGACTAAAGGATAACAAGTTTATCTTCTTACACTTGGGAGAACCATATATTAGAAAAGGTGGACAGGCTACCGTAGATGCTTTCCTTAAAGAGTTTGAGGGCAATGATGATGTCTTGCTTTTAATAAAGTGTTATGATGAGGGGCATACAATTCTTGTTCCAGACGGTGAAGGAAATATGGTAGAGCCACAAAAAATTCATAAAAATATTAAAACTTTAAGCAGATCTACAACTGCCAATGAATATTTAAAGATACTTCACAATACTCACTGCTTAGTATTTCCATCTTGGGGAGAAGGATTTGGAATGATGCCACTTGAAGCTATGGCTAGTGGTATGCCAGTTATTTCAACTTGGGAGTGGGCGGAATACAAAGATGATATTAGATATAAGATTGATAGTGACCTAATGCCAGTACCAGATATTTTACCAAAGTACCTAAAAGAAACATATTTAGGTGAAATATATGTTGCTAGAATTGATTCTATACGATATAATATGAGACAGGTATATGATAATTATGAACAGGCTTTTGAGGATGCTTGGCTAGATTCTTTTAAGGTTCATAGAAAATGGAACTGGGAAGAAGTTATTGAAAAATATGCCGTACCTAGACTTAGAAAGATAAATGGAGAATTAAATGCACGAATACACGGAGTATGAAAAGTTTCATATTGAGGTGGATCAGGTAAACCACCCACGACACTACACCTCTGATCCATCTGGCGTTGAATGTATTCAGATTACTCGTCATAGAAACTTTAATATTGGCAATGCCTTTAAGTATCTCTGGAGAGCAGGTATTAAGGATGACCAAAGGCAGATTGAAGATTTGCAAAAAGCTATCTTTTATATTAATGATGAGATTAACAGACTAGAGGGTAAATACGATGCCAACTTATGAGTATACTTGCTTAGAATGCGATAAGACTATTGATAGAAGTAATGTAAAGGTTGATGATAGAGACCACCAAACTTGTGAAGATTGTGGAAATATTATAACTAGAAGTTGGACTATTGGCAATGTTGCTGTATGGGCTCCAACATCTGGTGGATACCGCTAAATGGCTAAAAAAACCACACAGATCAAATATAACCCACTTTGGGACGTTAAGCATGAATATATACACGGCAAAGATTTAATCACGCCTGGGACATTAGTTAAGATTAAGAATGTTCGTGGTCAGTTTAAGTTCCAAAAGTATGTTAAAAATATAGACTCAGGTATGGAATGGGTTGATGTTCTTGGTCCAACAGGCTATAGATCCTTTTATGTATACGATTTAAAGGGTATAATTAAGCCTAAGAAGAAAAGAGCAAAGAAAGAAAATGTCTGAAATAGAATTAGTAGACCGTTGGGAAAACATCAACAAGGTTGCAGAAGAGTTTCTCAAGGGTAATACTAACCCCACAATCATCGCTAAAGCCCTAGAGATGAGGCGTGTAGATGTCATTGACTACCTAGAAGAATGGCGTATGGTTGTAAGAAGCGATAAGCAGGTACAACTTCGTGCTCGTGAGGCTCTAGTTGGGGCAGACCAACACTACTCAATGCTAATTAAAGAAGCTTGGGATGTTGTAAATGAGGCTGGAAATACCAATCAACTTTCACAAAAAACTGCAGCACTAAAACTTATTTCAGATGTTCAACAAAAACAGATTGATATGCTGCAAAAAGCAGGTATGCTAGATAACCACGAGATGGCTGAAAAGATTATAGAAACAGAACAAAGGCAAGAAGTTATTGTTGGTGTTATTAGAGATGTGGTATCTAGTTGCGATAGCTGTCGTATTGAGGTAGCAGAAAGACTTTCAAAGATAAGCGACAAAGCAGAGGAAATCTAATGTTTGAAGATATGTTAGATCTTCTTGGTGGTGACGAGTTTGATGAAAGACCAGTAGCACTTGAAGAGTTTGTTACAAGTGAGGACTTTCTTGGTCTACCACCACTATCTGATTATCAATACACATCTATTCGTGCAATGAGTCAGATATATAAGAAAGCAACTTTAATTAATCTCTTTGGCGAAGAAGAGGGTGAGAAAAGATGGAAGCAAACTTGTAATGAAGTAATCCTTCAACTTGGTAAAGGTTCTGGCAAGGATTATATGTCAACTATTTCTGTGGCATATATTGTTTATCTTTTGCTTTGTCTTAAAGATCCTGCTAAATATTTTGGTAAACCTCCAGGAGACTCTATTGATATTCTTAATATTGCTATCAATGCTGAACAGGCTAAGAATGTTTTCTTCAAGGGATTTAAAACCCGTATTGAAAAGTCACCTTGGTTTGTTGGAAAGTATACGCCAACCGCAGGTGCAATGACATTTGATAAAGGTATTACTTGTCACTCAGGACACTCTGAAAGAGAGTCTTGGGAAGGCTACAACGTAATTATGGTTATCCTAGATGAGATATCAGGCTTTGCCACAGACTCTACATCAGGACACGATCAAGCTAAAACCGCTTCGGCACTGTATGATATGTATCGTGCATCGGTAGACTCTCGCTTCCCAGACTTTGGTAAAGTTGTTTTGCTTTCATTCCCACGCTATCGTAATGACTACATTCAAGAGCGTTACAATGCGGTGATTGCTTCTAAAGAAGTTATAATGAGACAACATACATTTAAACTTGATGAAGAACTTGAAGGCAATGATGACACAGCAGAAAATTACTTTACGGTTGAATGGGAAGAAGATATTATTGAAGCATACAAGTTTCCAAAAGTGTTTGCTTTGAGACGACCAACTTGGGAAATTAATCCAACTAGATCTATTAATGATTTTAAGATTTCATTCTACACAAAACCAACAGATGCCTTATCTCGTTTTGCTTGTATGCCACCAGATGCCATAGATGCTTTGTTCCGTTCAAAGGAAAAGATAGATGCTTGCTTTAATCAGGTAAATATTGCGGTGGATCAAGATGGCAGGTTTGCTGCGTCATTCCAACCAGACAAGGATAAGCAATACTATATACACGTTGACCTTGCACAAAAGCATGACCACTGTGCTGTATCTTTATCACACGTTGAAAAGTGGGTAAAGGTAAATAGCTTTAATGATAAAGATGTTGTAAGTCCTATTGTGGTTGTAGATGCTGTTAGGTGGTGGACACCAACTGCAGAAAAAACGGTAGACTTTAAGGAAGTAAAAGCATATATCCTTAGCCTTAGAGAGCGTGGATTTAATGTTAAACTTGTAACCTTTGACCGTTGGAATAGCCTTGATATTATGAATGAACTAATTGCGGTGGGTATGAAATCAGAAACACTTTCAGTTGCCAAGAGACATTATGACGATATGGTTTTATTAGTAGCAGAAGAAAGAATTGTTGGTCCTGCTATTTCACTTTTAACAGAAGAACTATTGCAATTACGCATCATTCGTGATAAAGTAGATCATCCAAGAAAAGGCTCAAAGGATTTAGCAGATGCAGTTTGTGGTTCAATATATAATGCTATTGCTCGCACACCAAAAAATATTGGAGAAGTAGAAATACAGATACATTCATATGAACAATTTGTTGATGATCCTGATTTTGATCCAGAAGAGTTAAGACCAGGAAATAAAAAGATTTCTGTGGATATTCTAGACTTTTTGGGAGGAATGAATGCCATTTAATAACGAAGACTTTTATGAAGAAGATTTTGATCAAGAGAAGTTAGATGATCTTATGAGGTATCTGATAGAAGATGGCTATTTGCTAGAAACTGGTTTGGATGAAAATGGAGAAGCACTATATCAGACTACATCAAAGTTTAGCGAAGATTTTCCAGATATGTTTGAAGAACAGATATCTGAAACTAATATAACCATTTATGAATTATGGATGATGGGACTATTAGATGTGACGGTAAAGGAAGAAATTAATGACTGGGTGGTAATAGTCACTGATAAAACAATGAATTGTGATTTAAGTACCTTAAGCCAAGACCAGAAGAATGTAATTTTGCAATTAAGATATAAGACTTTGTATCCAAAAGATGATACAATTTAGTGTCAAAAAGTATTGACATTTTAGCTAAAAGAAGGTAATATATAACTATGGAAACAACATTTGAAGATAAGGTTGCATATGTAGCAACATCGTTCTATCGCCGTTTTGACGATAGTGAAGAAGGCTTTGATGCCACCAACGAATACCCTTCGGTACTTCGTACAATTTTTACTCGTAATGATATGGCAGGTCCTCTTGCTTTAGCATTGTTTAATGGTGACATTGAACTAAAGGGTGACAGTGCAAAGAAATGGATTGAAGAGTCCTTTGATATTCTTACTTCAGTATTTGGAGACCCAAATATTAAAGAGGAAGAAGTTCCAGAAACTCCCAAGCTAGAAGCAAAGCCTAAGAAAGCTCCTGCAAAAAAGGTAGCAGCAAAGTCTTAAGTAGGTTAGCCTCGTTGGTCTAGGGGTTAGGACGCTTCCCTTTCACGGAAGAGATCAGGGGTTCGATCCCCCTACGAGGTACAGCAATATATGTTTGTCAGTTGCATATATTCCCACATGTAAAGTGGCATGGCAAACTGACAATGCGAATGTTGCATAATGGTAGTGCTCCTTCCTTCCAAGTAGGTGGCGAGAGTTCGATTCTCTCCATTCGCTCAAAGGAAAGAGATTGACATAATATAACTTGTTGGTCTCTTTCCTTCTATCCCCAATAGCTCAATCGGCAGAGCGTCAAACTGTTAATTTGAATGTTCCTAGTTCAAGTCTAGGTTGGGGAGCTCGGAGGCAGACGTTCTGCTGGATATGTCTCAAGGTGGGGCAGCTGACTGTAAATCAGTGGCGGATGCATGGTAGGTTCGATTCCTACATCCAGCACTAACAAAACACTATAAAAGAGAGTATACTGGTAATATGATTGAAACACAAGAAGTAGTAGATCGTCAATTAAAGGTTGCAGATAGATGTGACAAGTGTGGATCCCAAGCCTTTGTGCTTGTTAAGGGTATTTCTGGAGAACTAATGTTTTGTGGACACCACTATACAAAAAACCAAGATGCATTAGAAAAATATGCATATGAGATTGTTGATGAAAGAGAACATATAAACGCAACATCAGCATCTAGTCCTATTTAATTTTAGGGGTGGTAGCTCAGTTGGTCAGAGCCCTGAACTCATAATTCAGTATGCGTCAGTTCAAGTCTGACTCACCCCACGCCCTCGTAGCTAAGTGGATATAGCGAATGGTTTCTACCCATTAGGACGGGAGTTCGAATCTCTCCGAGGGTACTTTGCTGATATAATTAACTTGGGATATATCCCTAATTTATTAGAAAAGAGTGATTCAAATGGGTTCACCTATTAAAGGTGGTAAGGTTACAACACCTTACAAGAAACTTGGTAAGATGTGGAGCAAGGGCTATCACACAGGAGTAGACTATGCTTGCAAAGTTGGAACAGACATTGTTGCTGTTGCAGATGGTAAGATTGAAAATGCTACTTGGGGTGCCAGCTATGGGACACAGTTAGTTCAAAAAGTTGAAGGTGGCTGGGTAATCTATGCACACCTTTCAAAGTCTCTAGTTAAGGCTGGAGATAAGGTAAAGAAGGGACAGCACATTGCTGAATCTGGTAATACAGGTAACTCCTCTGGTCCACATTTACATTTTGAAATGAGAGATAACATTAGATGGAGTGCAGGTAAAGATATTGATCCTGCTAAGATTCTAGCATCTTAATTAAGTAAATAATAAAAACCCTTGACTTTTGTTAGGGGTTTTTGTTATAATTGGGGTATGAGCGAATATGTATCTTGGAAAGCTGGAGATCCAAAAATAAAACCAGCACCATTAAAAGTTAAACCAAAAACTTGGACTTTATTAACTTTTGATGAAGGAAATGTAATTACACCAAAAGCAAATGGTACAGCTATCTGGGGATTCTATGTAAATGTAGATGAAACAGGTGGAGCAAAAACGATGAAGCTAAGATGGCTTCGTGAACCAAATGGTATTAAAGATTTCACTGGACAAAGAGTGCTTGATTTAGAAACTTCAACTATTCATAGCGATCTTTGGATGTTCAATGCAAAGAAAGGTCAGCCTGTTGGCATTGAGGTCTATCATGCAGGAGCAAGTGACATGATAATTGTTACTCGTGAATGCAAAATGTGGATACCTTAATAGTATAATATAGTAGGGGATGATCAGTTTCGACTTTATGTGAAAACTTATACACCAGCACAAGAGAGTTACTTGTAAAACTAAATAAATATAAATGGCAAAACACAAACTGCCTTCGCTTTAGCTGCATAGTTAAAAGCCGTCTGACGACTAGATAGGAACAGAAAGTCGTGTATGTAAGAAAATGTAAGAAATATCTTGACAATATTGCTGTGTAAGTGTATAATTGAAAACATAAAGGACGGCGGTGCAATTCCGCCCATCTCCACAAAGGATTAAAATGGATTACAGTGAATGGAAGTTCCAGCAACTTCAAGGAAACATTCAGCCATCATATGAAAAATTAAGTACAGCATCAAAGTTTGCCTTTCTTGCTGTTGCTATATTTTTTTGGGCTGCAATATTGTTTGTAGAAAACTGGATAATAATGATTTTTCTTGGAACATTGCATTCGGTATTTAATTTTATTCCAGCACTTGGATTTTGGACGGTGTTTTGGTTTAACCTTTTAATTGGAATTATTATTAATATTGTTAAGAAAAGTAGCAAGGTATCTAAGTGAATAAACTAGTCTTAGTTGACATTGATGGAACAGTAGCACATAGAACTAATCGTGATCCATTTGAATATGATAAGGTCTTAGAAGACCGCCCAGATAATGAAACGATTGAGGTCATTACTGCTTTATGGAGAGCAGGATATAAAATTATATTTATCTCTGCTCGTGATGATTCCTGCTTTGATGATTCATATGAATGGTTAAGGCTACATTGTCCTCCATTCATTAAATTGTATATGCGTAAAACTGGTGACTTTCGTAAAGATTCAATTATTAAAGAAGAGATATATCGTGAACATATCGAACCGTTCTATGATGTATTTTGTGTCTTTGATGATCGCAATCAAGTTGTAGAAATGTGGAGAGAGATTGGTCTTAAATGTTTTCAGCCTGAGTACGGTGACTTTTAATGAGCAGAGGATTTCAGTTTGACTTCTTTGCAGAAGAATGGTCACATACCTGCGGTGCTTGTAAAACAGAGCTATATGCACCAACTAAAAAACATATGGAAGGTAACTTTTGGTTACATACCCATTCAAATGACTGTCTTGGAGGATGGTAATGAATAAAAAAGAATTAGAAGACTTAATCTATTATGAAATAGATGAAGAGATTATGCTTATGGATGGATTTGAAGAAGCCTTTATTGGTTTTTCCAGGCGATGTGGTCAGCCAACACTAGCAACATACTCTTTTGAAAAGATGTTGCAGGTACTTGTTGAGCGTGATAATATGGATGTAATGGAAGCTGAAGAATATATTTCTTATAACTGTGCAGGTGCTTGGATGGGCGATCTAACACCAGTTATCTTATATGAATATGGAGATCACAATGTCTAAAGAAACCAAGAGTTACTTTATTAAATCAACAGATGAGCTAACAGAAATTTTTGTAACAGGATTAAGAACATATGTTAAAAACCGTTTAGGTGAAACTGAAATGCATATGGAAGATTTTGCGGTAGAAGCAGCAAACTTTGCCGAATGTTTTTATGCTACAATGACTGCATTACCAAAGGATTAAAATGGAATTTAAATTAGAACATGAAGTAGATAAGGGTCCAATAGTTCGCTGGATTGCAAATAAGGCTATAAGTATTTCTGGAAAGATATCAAGAGTGGCACACCCCTATGCAGATATATATACAGCAGTATGGGATGATTATGAAGATGATGAGTTATCTGTACCACACAATCAAATGGGATTGTTTGAGGACTTAGAAGTACTACCGCAGTTTGAAAAACTAACAGAGGATTTAATTTAATGAAAACTAGGCACATAGCCTTAGTTGCCCACGATAATAAAAAGCAAGATCTTCTTGAATGGTGTAAGATTAATCATTCTACTCTTAGCAAACATCATCTATATGCTACTGGTAACACTGGCATCTTATTGCAAAATGAACTGCACTTGCCAATTACAAAGTTTCTTAGTGGACCTTTGGGTGGGGATCAGCAAATAGGTGCTTCGATATCTGAGGGTATTATAGATGTGTTAATATTCTTCTGGGATCCTCTAGAGGCTCAACCGCACGACCCAGACGTTAAAGCGTTGCTAAGACTAGCAACTCTTTGGAACGCAGGGGTGGCGGTAAACAAATCAACAGCAGATATGATGATATCCTCACCACTATTTGAAAAGAGAAAGGGAGAAAAGTAATGACAGATAATGAATATTACTATAGAGACCAAATGAAAGAGTTACAAAATGTAAATGCATTTGTTAGGGTAAACACTCTTAGAACTGTTTTAAATAAATTAGAATGGTTTCAAGAAAATGGTGCTACCTTAGAACATGCTATTGAGTTTATTAAATCGGAGTTAAGGTAATGACAAAGCAAATTGATTTTTGGTATGCAGATGAAAGCTTTAAAGATTTATTAGACCTTCCTGTACCAGCAAAAAAAGAGATCTCAGAATGGTACAAACAGCATCCAAAATATACCTTTGGAGATAGGTTACAGTTTAATGAAAATGGAATTAATATTGGTATTAAATCTTGTATTCCGTTCTTAGACTCTATGACAAGTGGATATATAATTAAGCTACACTGTGACATATTAGTTGAAGAAGATGGTGGTATTTTTTGGAAACATCAAATTCCACCAGCAACAGGAAGACCAAGTGAAGCTTTTCAACATATTCCAAATGTTCCAGGATTTGGCAAGTTCTCTCAGGTCTGGGAAATTCCTTTTGACTTCAAGCTACCAAAAGGATATAGTGCCATAATCACTCAACCATTTAATAAGTTTGATTTAAATACTTATACTACTTCTGCGATAGTAGATGGAGACTATGGTGTTCCAGGAGGACAGATTCCATTTGCAGTTAAAGAAGGGTTTGTTGGTGTGATAGAAGCAGGAACACCAATTATTCAAATTATACCCTTTAAAAGAGATAACTGGAAAATGAACTTTAATGAAACAGGTTCTACGTTTAAAGTATGGAATGATAAAAGAAAGTTGGTTGGTTGGTATAAACACAACATTTGGAAAAAGAAAAGTTTTGATTAAATGATACAGAAAATTTTAAGATATGCTGAACATTTAGGTTTAGATAAAGAACAACTATTAAATATGACAATGCTAGAAGCAATGTTGCTAATTGAACAAACAAAAGATATGTGGAAGGAAGTAAAACAAATTGGGTAAGCATCACGATAAAGTTTTAAGAGCATTAGAAGCCAGAAAAAATAATGTTCCACAAAAAGGTGGATACAATATGCCTGGATCAATGAATAAAAAGAAAACTGGATATAAAAAATAAGTAACTTGACATCCTCTCGGTAATATGTTAAACTAGAATAATGCAATTCAAAACCTTGGTTTTGATTCCTGCTATTGCGGTTCTTACAGCATCTGCTGTATCCCTACCAGTAGCCCAGAGTCAAACCAGTGCTAATGAAGCACCGCATAAAATAGTTAAAGTTAGTAACGAAGACTATTTAGATGATAGATCAGATGAATCAGCATCGAGATCTGCAACAAGATTTGCTTATGCAAGTCCTAAGTATAATAAAAAATATGCAAAAAGTTATATGGGTTCCAAATACAAATGGAATACTAAGCAGTATAATTGTTTAGTGAAACTATGGAACCGAGAAAGCGGATGGCGTACTACTGCTGATAATCCTAATTCAAGTGCATATGGAATACCACAAGCATTGCCAGGAAAGAAAATGGCTAGTGCAGGACCAAACTGGAAAACAAATCCACACACCCAAATTAAGTGGGGTCTAAAATACATTAAGTCTAGGTATAAGACACCTTGTGGGGCGTGGTCAGCGTTTAACAAAAAGGGTTGGTATTAGCTAGAAAGATGTCCTGAGCAAAGACATTAAACTGCTCACCATAATAAAATGGATGTATAATTAAATATTTGCCTCTTTAGCTCAGTGGTAGAGCAACGCTCTTGTAAAGCGTAGGTCATCCGTTCAAATCGGATAAGGGGCTCTCGAAAAACAATTAGGAGAAGAAATGAACTTAGTAGAGTTTATTGAAGAAATTAAGTCTGGAACTACAATCGTAGATTTCTGGGCGGAGTGGTGCGGTCCTTGCAAAATGGTCACACCAGTTTTAGAAGAGATTGCAAAAGAAAACAATGTAAGACTCTTAAAGATTAATGTTGATGAAAGCAAAGAACTTGCAAGTGCCTTTAACTTAACAAGCATTCCAGTTATTATGCTATATACTGATGGTGAAAAAACAAAGCATATCATTGGTGCAAAGCCAAAACCAGCATTAAATAAGGCGTTGTTTGGTGATGTTTAATCGTAAATCAAAAAATGAAATGCTTGTAGAAGAATATCAATATCGTGCAGTTATTAGCTATCTACCCCAAAAGCAGGTATACAGAGCATCTGTGCAGCGTAGAATTGGTATTAATGAATGGGTAAAGGTACAATGTGGTCTTAAGGGTGTTAATTTTGCATCTAAAGAACAAGCCGAAGGTGCTGCAAGGTATAAGATTAGAGTGCAAAAAAGCCTAGATGATCAGGTAAGTAGCCCGATTTCTTATATCATCTATGACGATTAAAATGGTAAAATAGGTATTATGGCTAATAAAAAGTTTGAGTCCAATGCGGTATTTAATGGTGAAGTTGAGGCAACAAAGCTAAAAGTAACCGCTGCAGGTGGCGATGAAGGTGGAGAAATATTCCTTGCAAAACCAGCCACAAATACAACCATTGCTGGTACAGGTGTTACCGTAGATGTGTGGCAAAATAAACTTAGATTTTTTGAACAAGGTGGAGATGCTCGTGGATACTATCTTGACATAACTGGTGGTAGTGCAGGTGTTGGAACCAATATTATTGGTGGTGGTTCTGCATCAGACTCATTTAAAACCATATCAGTAACTGGTCAATCTAGTGTTGTAGCAGACTCATCTACAGATACATTAAGCCTTATAGCAGGTACAAATGTATCTATTACAACAGATGCTACCGCAGATTCTATTACAATTAATTCCACAGGTAACTTTACATCTGTCGATTCTATTACATATCCAGACTATATTACTTTTGATACCACCCCAGAAACCGTTCCAACTGCAACAGGCTCTATTTTTTGGGACGATGGAGACGGTCTTCCAGCAACAGTTTTGAATGCAAATGTAACTATTGGATTAGGACAAGAACAGGTAGCCTTAGTTAAAAATGCTACAGGTGCATCTATTGCTAAGGGTAAAGTTGTATACATAAATGGTGCTGCTGGTCAAAGACCAACGATTGCACTATCTGATGCTGATACAGAAGCAACATCTTCTAAAACATTTGGCTTAACAGCAGAAGCGATTGCAGACGGTGCAGAAGGATTTGTAGCAACCTTTGGGGTTTTGCGTGGAGTTAATACTCTTGGATTAACTGAAGGTGCTGCTTTGTGGCTATCTTCAACAGCAGGTTCATATACAACAACAGTACCAGCAGAACCAGCACATTCTGTATTTCTTGGATATGTAGTTAAAGCTCATGCAACCGCAGGTGAAATATTTGTAAATATTCAAAATGGTTATGAGTTAACAGAACTTCACGGTGTAATAATTGATGGCACTCCAGCGGATAATGAAGTTCTTGCCTATGACTCAACATCAGGGTTATGGATTAATCAAACTGCGGTAGAGGCAGGTTTAATTGATACATCTGCAACTGCACAAACAAAAACTGGCAACCTTACATTAACTGGAACTAACTCAATATATGATACAAGAGAATATCTTTATGCGGTAAATGATGAAGGTGAAACCGTAAGTGCTTTATCTGCTGTAGTTTTTAATGGTGTTTCATCTGGTGTCCCAAAGTTCAAACGTGCTGATACAGATCAGATTGGTCAATCTGGTGTTGTTGGATTAACAATAGCATCTATTGCTTCTGGGGCAACTGGAACAATTATTACTCGTGGAATAATTAATGGAGTTAATACAGCATCTTATGCAGATGGACAAATATTATATATCTCAACGGGTGGATTAATTACTGGAACTAGACCAACTGGAACAACTTCAAGAATACATAAAATAGCAAAAGTAGTTATTGCAGATGAGACAAATGGAATAATTTATGTATTAGGTACAATCGAAGAAGACCTTCCAAACTTAGAAAACTTAAAAATCTGGGTTGGTAATTCAAGTGATGCCCCAACTGAAACAACTTTAAATACCACAGTAGTTCCAGAAGGAACTAATATTTACTTTACAGATGAAAGAGCACAAGATGCTATTGGAACTAATTTAGGATCTGGTCTTTCATATAATGATTCTACTGGAGCTATTTCAAACTCTGGTGTTCTTTCTATAATTGGAACAGCAAATGAGATTGATATTCTTGGAACAAATACAGAAATACAAATAGGCATTCCTAATTCCCCAGTTTTTGTTACACCAAACATTGGTGTGGCAACAGCAACATCTATTAATGGGACAACAATTCCATCATCAAAGACTCTAGTTATTACAGATGATATTGGATCAACTATTCAAGGATACAGTTCAACTCTTGCTGGAATTAACACTCTTGGATCAGGAACGGGATTTTTAAAAAATACCGCAGGTACTTGGTCATATGATAATTCAACATATTTAACTACTGGTGCTGCCTCTTCAACATATGCCCCTATTGCATCACCAACATTTACTGGAAATGTGACAATAGGTGAGGCAGTGGTAAAAACTACTAGCACAAACCTTGTATCTTCTTCTGCAACTGTAATTGCTACAATACCAATCCCATCAGGAAAAGAAGTAGTATCCGCAGAGTGTTTGGTTTTGTTGTCAAGTACATATGATGGTACTTATTACACATCAAAGTGTTTAATGTTTGGTGGAACTGTTGTAGGAGATCCAATAGCAGATATTACAGAGTATGCAATTATGGGAGATATGGATGCAACTCTAACTGCTGCTAAAGTTGGATCGAATGTTGAACTAAGTGTTCAGGTAACAGATTATACTAATATAACTGCTAAGGTTGTTTCAACAAGCATAGCAGCAGACAATGGGGCAACCTAATGTGTTATAATATTTTTGAAGGGACAGTGAACTTCATTGGCTAATAAAAATTTTATCGTTAAAAACGATATTGAGTTAAAGGGAAACCTTATCTTTGAGGGTGCTACAAAAGATGCCTTTGAAACTACCCTTGCAATTACCGATCCAACAGCAGATAGAACTATAACTTTTCCTAACTCTACAGGAACTGTTGCTTTAACCAGTGACTTAACCTTAGAGAATGTAACAGATGGTGGTGCAACATCAACAAATGCTATTACTATAACAAATGCTACCGCATCCTCTTCTCCAATTACTGGAGCATTAATAGTTACAGGTGGTGTTGGAATAGGAGAAGACCTGTATGTTGATAATGATGTATATATTGGTGGAAACATTAATATTACTGGATCAATTACTGGAGACTTGACATCGGTAGATGTAACAAACTTGGTAGTAACAGATCCGCTTATCTATCTTGCAGAAGGAAACCCAAACGACTCTGTTGACATTGGTATCTTTGCTGCACTAAATCACGGTGGACCATCATATAAGCATACTGGATTAATTAGAGATGCCTCAGATTCTGGTAAGTGGAAGCTTGTGTCTAATCTAGATGATCCAATTAGTAATGTTATTAATTTTACAAGTGCCAACTTTGATACATTAAAGGTTGGTGCACTAGAAGTATCTGATGCAGGAACTACAAGAACAAATCTTGGTCTTGCTATTGGAACAAATGTACAGGCTTATAGCTCTACACTTGCAGCAGTTGCTGGTGAAACCTATGCTGGTGATGATAGCATTACAACGGTTGGAACAATCGCTACTGGAACTTGGAATGCAACAACTATTGCAACATCAAAAGGTGGAACTGGTCTTACAACACTAGGAACTGCTGGTCAAGTTCTTACAGTTAATTCAGGAGCAACTGGATTAGAATGGGCAACTGCAAGTGGCGGTGGACCATCTACTACAACAACCTCTATTACAGTAAATACTGCTTTAGCTATTGAATCATTTGCAATAGCAACATCTAGAACTGCAGAAGCAATTATTCAAATTACTCAAGGTACAGATTATTATTCCTCAAAGGTACTTTTGATCCACGATGGAACAAGTGTAAAAATTACTGAATATGCAATTTTAGAATCTACGGCAGGAGCAATTCCAGTAACAATATCTGCAGCTATTAGTGGTTCAAATCTTGAACTTCGTGCTACAATTACAGATGCAGCAACAACAAATGCAACTGCAAAAGTAATTATGACAGAGGTGGCAGTTTAATGGCTAACTTAAAAGTATTAGATGATTTAGCAATTAAAAATTCATCTGGATTACCTACGCAAGGCATGAGTGTTTTGCCTCAAGTTGGATTCGTTATGCTATATGCTGGAACAACAGCACCATCTGGATGGTTTATATGTAATGGAGGAACTTTTTCTTCTACTACATACCCACTTTTATATGCAGCACTGGGTAATACCACAACATTGCCAGACTTAAAAGGTAGATATTTAGTTGGAACAACAAATTCTAGTTTAATTAAAACTTCTATTGGGCAAGAATATCATGATCATGTAATAGATTATCAAAGCACTATTGATAATGCTAGTGCAGAAGCTCACGAAACAGCAGGTGCAGCAAGCAACTGGAGTAACCTTGGTTTATCTCATCAACATACTGGAAACTACTGGTTTGATGTTCCTGGATCACCAAGAGATCATAGAGGTGCTGGTTATGCATCCAACAGCTATAGCAATGTCCCAGTAAACACAACTGCAGGTAATCAGGCTAATGTTTGGAATAGTACTCACGGTCACGGGCAAGGTGGAGGAATTGGCTATAATGCTGCTACCGTTAATCATTCTCATGCTGGAAACTTTTCTACAACAACTATTAGCTCAAATCAGCATAGTCATACTGCTTCAGCAACTAGTGGAACTACTAGTCCTACTTCCCACAAACCATCAACAGTATATTTAAACTATATAATTAAGGCAGGATAACTGATGGCTGATTTTAAAATTGATAGTGAATACGCTTTGGACAAGAATGGATATACTATGTCTTATCCTGTTGGAACAATTCTTGGTATTTTTTCTTCTACAATTCCAAATGGTTGGCTACATTGCAATGGACAAACATTAAATTATTCAGATTATCCAACCTTGGGAACACTTTTTGGTGTATCATCTGGAACCTTTAGTTTACCAGATTTAAACAATAAAATGCTTTCAACACTTGCTGTATCAGAATCTGTAATAGACACAACCCATGTTCACGGAACCTTAACTAACCCAGTCCAATTTACTGGTGGCGGTGCAGTCAATGCACATACTCATAATAGCACAGTAAATCATGATGCTGGAGTTATGGCAGCTCACACACATGCGGTATCAAATGGTAGTGGTCATTATCTTGGAAGTAACAACAATAACGCTTCAAATAGGGCTACTGGAAACACAACCTTTATTGCTGGAAGAACCCATAATCATAACTATATGGAATATTGGGCATTTTTAGACGGTGCAGGTGCAAATAATTCTCATCAACATACAGCAAAGTCTGTTCCAGTAAATGCAAGCTATAACCACTCACACGGAATTACTCAATCTCAGCAATATTCTGAAGAAAGCGTGGCATTTCCGCCAAGTTTATATATCTATTATATAATTAAAAGTTAGGAGAATGATATGGTTAATTTTGAGTCGGACTTAATAAGCACAGACATTCCAGATGCATTTATACCAACTGGTGCAATTATAAATATGTTTGGGGCATATTCTGCATATGCAAATACCTCTTGGGTTGACATCGGTTTAATACCTTGTGATGGAAGAACCCTGAGCAGAACCACTTATGCAAACCTATGGAATACTTTTGGAACAACTTTTACATCTGCAAGTACAACCATTAGCTCAACAACCGTTTCTGGCTTAACTGGAATGGATTCTGCTACTCATACTGGATGGGGAATTGCTGGAACAAATATCCCAACAGGTGCAACAATTTCTTCTGTGACAAACTCAACAACTGTTGTAATTAGTGCTGCAGCTACTGCAACTGGAACAGTAAGCGTTGCTATAAGTCCATATGGATTTACAGGAGCAGGAAACACTACAACCTTTAACGTGCCATTACTTGTTCCTGCAACTGCTAGTTTAAAAAGATTTATTGCTGGTGCTTACCCAGCAGCGAGTAATCCTCTTGGAAAATTAGTTGCACCAGCTTCTCATAGCCATGTTACGTTTGAAGATTCTGCAGCAACTCCAACCGTTAATCTTCTCAGTAACAACGACTCTTTTACTCATACACACAGCACAGCATTTAATACTGGTGGTGCTTCAGTTGGTCATACGGATGGGCATAATTGGGCTGGTGGCGCAAACCTAACTATAGTTGGGGCAGCACCAACATCTGGATTAAGACTTAAAAACGATTCAGCAAACAACCAAGCAGCATCAGTTGGTCATACTCACAATGCTCAAAATGCTTCGGTATCTGGAACTGGAACTGGAATAAGTGCAGGAGCAACCCATTCTCATAGTAACCCACCTGCAACTACAAACGCAAGCACGACTTTAGAAGGTCAGCACACTCATAACGTAATCACACTAGCTACTGGAGCCACTACTGCAGTTTCTGCAGGTGCATGGGTTCCTCCATACTATAATGTACTTTACTTTATTAAAGCTTAATGGTATAATTTACTATAACCCACTAGAAATGGAATAAAATGTTTAAAAAGAAAAACAAGATATTGTTTAAAGCTACAATAGAAAGCCATATAGATATCTTTGATCCACCAGTACCATCTAAAAAAATGATTCCAGATTGGTATAAAAAACAAGATAAATATATAGATGGAAAATTAAATCTTGGTGATAATGGAAATCCAAATCATACCGTAAAGTCATGTATGCCAGTATTTGATATGATTACTGCTGGATATATAATTAAAACTCCTGTAGATATCTTTGTAGAAAATATTGACGGACACGTTAATACAAGTTGGAGCAGCAATCATATATCAGCTATCGAATCTCATCCAATAACACAATATGATCAGTTCAAGATTCCAAGCGGATACAATCAAGTTGCTTTAAAGTTTATTCAGCCTTGGGTTATAGAAACTCCTCCAGGATATTCTTGTATTTTAATGCAGCCATTCTTTCATGATAATTTACCATTTCTAGTAATTCCTGCCATTGTTGATACAGACAAGCATCCAATTAAAATAAACTTTCCATTCTTTATTCGTGATGATTTTTCTGGAATTATTCCTATGGGAACACCTATGGCACAAGTAATTCCATTTAAGCGTGAAGGTTGGAGTCATGAAGTTGTAGAAGACTTGTCCAATTCTGGAATAAATAAATGGTTCGCTGCTGAAAGAAAAATTGGAAACAGATATAAAACATTTTTTAGAGAAAAAAAAGATTGGAATTAGCATGGAAGAGCTATCTAAAAAGCAATTACAAAGAGAAATAATAATGACAACTATGTCTCATGATATGGGTAGTGGTGAAGGTGCAGAAATATCAAGTATGGCAGAGCATATTCTAACAGAATTAGAAAAAGCAGGTCTAGACTTTGAGGTATCAAATACTTACATCAACTCAATTTTTAACTTTAACAATGTTTATAGACCCCTGTATGACCTACTCGATTTAGCAACAAATGGAACATATGATGGAAATAATATGTCAGATGAATATAGGTCTGGAGTAATTGACTCAATATTAGCATTGAAGAAGTATGCAAAATATCATGGTTATGGAGATCTTTCTTGGGAGATTCAATATAATACAGTTACCAATAGAGGTGATCAGTGGAACCCAAATGTTGTTGAACATATGCATGACCACCACCACGATGAGTTTAATAAATAAGCATTGACAACAATATCAGAAATTGATATAATATAGTATGAAAATATTAGTATATGGAACAGATAAGTTTGAGGACTACCCCACATTTATGCGTGGTATGGTAGTTGCTATTGAGGAAAATATGAATAATAATGACGGTAGGCTTGATGTTTACACCGCAGGTCCACATAAAATCAACAACTTTGTAGCAGAATTTATTAACCGTAGCGAGACTATGTTTAAGCAAAATGGTATTAAAGCTAGATTTAACCGTGTTAGAAAAGCACAGGTAATTGAAGGCTTTGATACCTATGAGTTTGATCACGTTTTATCCTTTAATTCTAAAGAAGATCAAAGATTGTTTGACGTATTGTTGGATAAAGCAGAAAGTAATAAGATTAAATCATCTTATTACAAATATTAAGGTATAATTTACATATGGCAACACTTGATTTATCACCAGCAATTCTGGATTTGGTCCTTTATCGTGGAGATTTTGCACCTTTTATTATTAATCTTAAAACAGCAACTGGTGCAACAACAACATTTGATTCCGCCACTGAAAACTGGACAGCATCTGTTGGAATTAAAACTACAGCTGGTGTTTCTGCAACTGGATCACCGATCTCTGCAACAATAACAAGTACAAGTGTTATTACCTTTACCCTTCCTGCAACAACAACATCTACCTTAGTTCCAGGAACAACATACCAGTACGATGTTCAGTTAAAAAAGACTGTATCAGAAACGGTAACTAATGTTCTTACTATTTTACAGGGAACAATTACAGTAAAAGGAGATATAGTATAATGGCAACAATTAACCTAGTATTTGAGAATGGTTTATCTGCTTCGGCATCAGTTGTTTATGACACAGTTGCACCAATTGCAAGTCCAACCTTTACAGGAACAGCAACAATTCCAAATATTACAATGTCTGGATCTATTAATAACATTTCTGCTGCAGAATTAGATTATTTAAATGGAGTAACTTCTGGTATTCAATCTCAGTTTACAGCCAAAGCACCACTTGCAGCCCCTACTTTTACGGGAGCAGTTGTTCTACCTACCACAACAACTATTGGAAATGTTTCATACCAAGAGTTGTCAATTCTTGATGGAGCCTCAGTAACTACATCAGAGCTTAACATTCTTGATGGAGTAACTTCAACCGCCTCTGAGTTGAACATTCTTGATGGTGCAACGCTAAATGTAACTGAGCTTAACTATGTTGACGGCGTTACATCTGCCATTCAAACACAATTAGATAGTAAGCAAGCCTTACCAGTATATAAAGCAGACTATGCCACAGATGCAGTGGCATTGGCTTTTAACACAAATGATGTTGCAAAAGTAACTCCAACGGCAGATAGAACATATACAAATGCCGTTGCCCCAGCAGCAGGACAAAGAAAAACTTTAATTATTCTTACAAGTGGTTCAACGTCTCGCACAGTAACTTTTGGAAATGGATTCCTTGCCACTGCAACTCTTGCTACTGGAACTGTAAGTGGAAACCATTTTGTAGTTAGTTTTGTGTCTGATGGCACAAAATTAATTGAAACATCTCGCACTATAGCAATGTAGTATTGACATATTAATTCATATATAGTAAAATATACTATACCCTAATAGAAAGTAAACAAATGTTAGTTACAAACTACGCTTATGCACATAAGATGGTAGATAATAATCATTCCTTATCTTGGGATGGTTGGAATATTATAGAGTTTAAGCCAAATCCAGATGCATATTTTATGCCAAGTGGTGTGTTTAAAAATCTTAAATGGGGAACTACAAATGTTTTTCCAATTACCGATCAAGGATGGGATGTTCCAAAGCGTTATGCTAGAGGATGAGTGGGTCTTAAAAGCCCAATGCAGGGCTATGGATAAGGAAATGTTCTTTGACAAGTATGAGGAAGATGAAGATCTTGCCAAGGCTATTGATGAGAATGTATGCCTTCGTTGTCCTGTAATTAAAGAATGTTTTAACCAAGGCACAACCAATGAAGAATGGGGTGTTTGGGGTGGAATCTACCTTGTTGATGGTGAAATCAGTCAAGCAAGAAATGCACACAAATCAAAAGAGATCTGGCAAAGAATATTAGAGGCTGTAAATGACTAGGTTTACTCCAGAAATCTTAGCAGCATTAAAGTCTGTAAAGAAACCATATGGAAACTTTACAGTAGACTTTGTAGAGTTTCCTAGCTATCTTGCTGCAAGAACATATGAGAACGAAGTAATGGCAATGAGTGATGGTCAACAAGTAAGTGTGCTTGAATATCTTCACCAGCTTCGTGGCATTGTAGAAGCATTTGGAATACCCTTTCATTTTGATGGTGCTAAAGGCGATCCGCCAAGGAGTGTTGGGTAATGTTTTATCGTTTAGTTTGGATGATTGAAGAGCAGACTACTGCTGAATTAGTTTCTTTTGGTGCTCACTCATCTCGTGTGCAATTTACACACGAGGGTATTCACTACGATGAAGTTGTTATGAATGAAGATTTTATCCCACTAGATGATTTAGGCATTGAGCATGAAATTATGGAAGACTAATGAAAATTAATGAGTTAGATTTACCAGAAGATGCTTGTATTTTACACCTATCACCATTTCCTCCAGATGCAAAATGGGGTGGTCCTATTAGATCAGAGCAAATATTTAATGTAATTAAAGACTTATATCCAAAGTCAGAAGTCCTACACGTTGACCAACTAATAGCTGAACTTAATTCAGATATTCCAGAATGGGCAAAGCACGATCACCCACAACTATCAGATATCCTAATGTTATTTAAAGACTTTCATACAGAGGACCATTTTGATAATGTTCCAGATGCTATAATTTTTGATCATCCTTGGCTATGGACAGAAGCAAAAAAACTAAAAGAAATTTTTCCAAAGACAAAACTAATACATTCAAGCCACAATATTGAGTTTTTAACAAAGTCTGAATTATTAAAAGGGCTTGACCAAAATGCTAAAATAGATGCAGTCAAATATGTTAGAAGCATTGAAGAAGAGATTGCTAAAGAATGTGATTTAATATTATGTGTCACAGAATTAGATAAACTTTGGTTTCAAAATAATGGTGCAAAGAATGTTATTGATGCAAACAATGGAACACTAACAACTCCACAAAGAGTTTCCTCTACTAATAAATATGCTTTAGTTATTGGTTCTGGACACCCCCCAAATGTAGAAGGTTCTATTAAATACCTTTATGATGCAACAGAATGGATGCCAGAGAACTCAAGACTAATCTATGTTGGCAGTATCTGTGAGGGTCTTCGTGGAAATGTTGGAAGAGAAATAGATTTAGCTAAAGATACAGAGGTTGTTTTCTTAGGATCAAGATCAGATGAAGAATTAAATAAACTTATTGCATCTGCAAATGTAATCCTTCTTCCTATTCCATATGGGGGCGGTAGTAATTTAAAGACCGCAGAAGCTATATGTTCTGGTCGTCCCGTTGTTGGAACAACTAAATCCTTTAGAGGATTTGAAAACTTTATTGGCTCAAGAAATACTATTATTGAAGATGATTTAGATAGTTTTAAAGAGGCTTGCTTTAACTTTATGGAACAGAAACTCCCTACTGTTTATAGATATGGACATGAAAAACTTTTATGGTCTGCCACTCTAAATCCATTTAAAAAATATTTAGCTGGTAAGTAATGTCTATTGTTTACACAGGTGGAACATTTGACCTATTCCATTCTGGTCACGTTAATCTATTAAAAAGATGCAAGGATATTGCTGGATCAAATGGTAAAGTAATTGTTTCTTTGAATCAAAACGAGTTTATTAAAAAATATAAAGGAAAGCCAGCCGTATGTAGTGATACAGAAAGAAGGGCTGTCTTAATGTCTTGCAGGTATGTTGATGGTGTAGTATTTAATGTGGGCGGTACAGACTCAAAGGTAGCTATTGAATTAGTAAATCCAGACTATATTGTAATTGGATCGGATTGGGCAAAGAAAGACTACTATTCCCAAATGAACTTTACCCAAGAATGGTTAGATGAAAGAAACATAGGCTTGATATACATACCATATTCTAAAGATATCTCTTCTAGCCAAATAAAAAATAGAATTAAATGATTAAGACATACCTAGTAACTTGGAACAATGTTGTATCTGGCTTAGATGATATAACTAATCAAATAGATAACTATGAAGTAATTAATTCAGATGCCCCAGAAAAAGACGGTTGGCATAATCTTGGACTAATATGGTATTACAATCAATTCAAATATGCAATAGATCACTTTATAAACAATACACAAGATGAAACCTTTTGTTTTATTACTGGAGATATAAGCTCAGATCATTTCTCAGATATTTATGCTAAAGCACAGTTACTGCTATCTGATGATAATGCTTGGCTTTACTCACCTCATTTATCAAATGAACCTTGGACAAAGAATGTTTGTTTTATAGAAGATTACTCTAACAACTCATATATATCTTGTCAGACAGAGGGTATATTTTTCTTTATGAAAAGAGAGTTAGCAATAAAGATGAAAGACTTTATGGATACTCTTTCTAATTCTTTAGATTTATATTCAATGAAATCGGGTTGGGGTGTTGATTATGTATGGTGTACTATTGCTAAGATAAATAATAAATTAGCTTTAAGAGATGATGAATATTTTGTACACCACCCACAAGGAAGTTCTTATGATCACACGGTAGCAAAAAAAGAAATGACTATGATTATTCGTCATTTTTTACATACACTTCCAGATGCTGATATAGGGATTGCCCTAGATAATATAAAGTATATTAATGACAGGCTGGCATCTGACTAGTATCTATGATAAACTTATTAGATGTGGAAAAAATTAATAATACTAATTTGTTCGATATCACTATTGCTTTCTGGATCTACACCAACAAATGCCTCAGATTCTATTAGATATAAGTCAACTAAAGATCAGACAATAAAGAGAAATAGCTGGACAACTCTAAACTTTAACGGTAAAACCTCAATTCAGGGCAATGGGCAAAGGTCTTTATTTTGCTATCAGGTAGTTATAAAAACTGATGGTAAAAAGAAGCCAAAATATGTAAAGGTAAGACTTGCAAGAGAAAAGTCTGGCAAAGATGATACTACTGCTACAAATACATATTTCTTTAGTGGCAAACCAAGTAAAAGGTTTGTTGCTTCACAATGCTGGACTATACTTACAAACCAGCCCGTTGTTGTTCAAGTAAGAATTATTGGTGGAAGCTCTTCATATAAAACAGATATCTCTCAGTTTAAAATGTGGACACCGAGTGGTAATTACCCAGAAGATTTTTCAAACTTCATTCCTGAAACAACTATTGATTAGTCTAATGATATAATTAATTAGTTAAGCATTAAGAATTGTTTAACAAGGAGTACCTACTAGATTGAAGAAAATTCTTTCCTACCTACTATTAAGCCCAATGATTTCGTTGTTAGCACTAGCAACACTTTCACCAATGCCACCAGTCAATGCGGTGATTGCTGAACAGCCTTGCAACACATACTCTTGGTCTGGTGAAGATGATACTGCTCACGAAATGCTTTTAACAAACCCTTTAACTCTTGGAAATACAACATACAATACAACTTATGTAACTACTAATGGAACACTTACCTTTGGCACTCCAGATGCTAACTTTAGTTCATACCCAAACACTCCGTCTATTTCTCTAGCAGGATATGACTGGGTAACATTTGGTGAAGGGGCTAGTCTAAGTTATGGTGCTACAAATACAGGGTTCTGCGTTGAATGGAGAGTAAGACCATTTCCACAAAGTGGTGGAAATCTTACAATTATTAAACTAACTGTTGATACTTCAAAGCTACCATCTTGGTCTGGGGTTATTGAAACAACTGGATGGCTTCCAACAGACCTTAGAAGAGGCATTAGGTTTGCTTCTGGAGAAGATGTAGTTACAATATCAGAAGCTTTTTCAATCAACGGTGGTGTTCCAGTAGAAATGCAAACCTGTTGGGATGGTTCTATTATTCCTCTTAGTTCAACTTGCCCCCCAGAACCACCGCCAGGACAATGTTGGGATGGGTCAACTATTCCTTGGAACGGAACCTGTCCCCCAATACCTCCAGACACACAATGTTGGGATGGGTCTTGGGTAACTTGGAGTCAGACTTGTCCACCAACTCCTCCAGATATTATTTGTTGGAATGGAGAAACAATTAGCTGGAATGAAACCTGTCCACAAATGCCACCGATGGTTGAATGTTGGGATGGTTCAGAAGTTAATTGGAATGAACAATGTCCACCTACACCACCAAATATTATTTGTTGGGACGATTCAGTTATTCCTTGGAACGAGCTATGCCCAGTAGAGCCAAGCCCTACTCCTAGCCCTACGACCAGCCCTGAACCACAGCCGTCAGAATCACAAACGCCAACATTAGAACCGTCACCGCAGCCATCAGAACCAAGCCCACAGCCGTCACAAAGCGTTGAACCGCCTTTAGAACCTTCACCTACTCCAACTCCTTCAGAATCTGAATCAGAGGCTCCAGAACCTGTTGTAAGTCCGACCCAATCTCCTGAGCCAGAGCCTTCAAGTCCATCAGAACCAACTCCAAGTCCAGAAGAGAGTCCATCTCCTGATCCAAGTCCTTCAGCCACTGAGATTCCATCTAATAATGATATCATAGATGCTGCGGTAGAAGATGCTGTGTCTGACGGCACTATCTCAGATGCTGACACACAGGAAATCATTGGAGACCTATTATCTGACGGTGATATCTCAAATGAAGAATTAACAAACTTGTCAGACTCCCTAACATCTGACGGAGTATTAACACAAGACGATAAAGAATTGCTTGCAGATGTCCTTGTTGCACAAGCAGATGGAGAAGCAATTAGTTCAGAAATGATTGATGAATTAGGCTTAGATTTTGAGGACCTTCCTGAAGATCAGCCAGTAGCCTTAGAAAATGGGGTTATTTTGCTTGCAGATGTTGCAGATGCTTTGGAGATATTCTCAAACCCCTCAGAGATACTTGGAGCAGTGTTTACAGACCCAGGAAAGGCTCTCACAGCCGTTGCAAACATCGGTGAGGATATGACAGATACTACCAGAAAAGAGTCTCAGAAGGTCGTTATAGCAGCCGTAATCGCTGCACAGATTTTAACGACAGCTAGTATGGTTGGGAGGGTGAGATAAATGAAAAAGTGGATTGTAGATAAGTTCCGTGAAATGTTAAACCAGACATTCACCCTATTGGGTATGTTCATTGCTTGGGTAGTTTTAACAGGCAGTGCAAAGACCGTAGTAGGTTGGGCAATACTTTGGTCAATAGTTGTTTGGCTGGTTTCTATGAACTTAAGAGAAGAAAAAGAAAAAGAAGGAGATGAATAATATGACAAAAAGAAAAGTAGATTTAGTAGACATTGATACAGAAACTGGTGAAGAAGTAATTGGATCTTCAGCAGTAACTAATCTTTGGAACATTCTTTTTAGAATTGTTGCAGTATTTGCAGCGTCAGGGCTATCAATTATTGGTGCAGGTTCGCTTGTAGGAATTGATACAATGACAGCAGTTATAATGGCTGGTACTCTAGGAGTTGCTAATGTCATTGAAAAGCTTGCAAGAGCATTCCTTGATGACGGCAAGCTAAGTGCTTCTGAAATCAACTATGCATTCAGTGCAGTTGACAAAAAAGCAGAATAATATATAATTAATATAGGAAGACCAAGGTGATTCTCACGACCATCTTGGTCTTTCTTATTGTATAATATATGTATGAGTTTAGAAGATTTATTAACACCTGATGAAAAAGCATTGCATGATGCATTGGTAGAAATTGCCCAGAAGTATGGAAAGTTTAATGAAGATAAGACTGGTATTTGGGCAGGTTATGAACCAGCAGAAATAAATGATGAGGCTGAGATCGGTGTAAAATGTTCTAATTGTGCATTATATATGGGTGGAACACAATGTGAGATTATTGCATTTGAAGTAGAGCCTGAAGGTAAATGTAGGTTTGCTGTTATCCCTGATGGATATGTAAATGTTTCTGGTCAAATAGATGATGGTATGGACAATGATTACAATATGGACGATATGCTAAAGGCAGACATAAACCTTACACCAACATCTGGAATGAAGTCTGCTGCTGCTAGAGCATTGGCTTGGAAAAAGGAAGGTAAGCGTGGTGGAACTAGAGTTGGTTTAGCCAGAGCAAATCAAATAGTAAATGGTACAGAGCTTTCAGAGTCTACTGTGGCTCGTATGTATTCCTTCTTCTCACGTCACGAAGTAGATAAGCAAGCCACTGGATTTAGTTCTGGTGAAGAAGGCTTCCCAAGTCCAGGCAGAGTTGCTTGGGACCTATGGGGCGGTGACGCTGGCTTTTCTTGGTCAACAGCCAAGTGGAATAGCATTAAAAACAGCAGAGAGAATAAGTCCGATATGAAAAAGAGCCTATGGTCTGGCTCTGCATTTGAATTAAAGAAGTAACTACTTCTTTTTACGACCATCTATTAAAAAACACTTGTCACAAAGATCACGATCATCAGTTTTAGAATTAAACCATATCATTAATTTCTTTGATCCACAATCATTACATACAATATCTGACATTATACCCCTACGGCGTTTCGGCGAAAACTAGAACAGCAATGCAGGACACCCTGCATATATGTGACATATGCCACTATATAAATGTGACATAGATTACTAAATATATAAACTATCTATTGGACCTTTACAAGATGGTGAGAGCTCTATTGCAGCAGAAACTGCTGTGTAGGCTCGTTTCTCTGGAGATTTCCAAGAAGCGGTGGTATATAAAGAACCTAAAGCAATAGATGAACCTGACCCAATAGACATATATTCACACTCTGATACTTGCCAATCTACAGTATCTACAAAGAATAACTTACCAGATACCCCAACAAGAAATGATGCATGAGCATTATCTTTTAAATCTACCCCAGAATCGTTTAATGCTTTGCGTACCGCAGTTACCCAAGTAGTACGCATAAACTTATCTATGTTAGTTCGTGGCGGTGTAGGTAGAGCAATCCAATGAAGTAATTGTCCTGTGCCTGGAGAATCGGCGTATCCAATAAGATACCTATCATTTTGACGTATCTTAGCAACACTCATTGCAGTAATAACATCATCATCTGATAATCCACGTTCTGCTGCCATATAGACATTATCGCCATCTGTGATGGCTACAATACAAGTCACTTTAGAAACTCCGCAGGTATAACAAGCCAATTATCTGGATTTTCAGTATTCCATTTATTAATAGATCCCTTGATAATAAGACGCTTTTCTTCTACACTTAATTCTCTACCCATTTGCTTTTCAATACTAGGCATAGAAGCCATAACAATATTCATAAATTCTTTGATGTTCATTAGCTCTCCCTATGGCGATTATGGTAGTAGTCGTGGATAATATCTAAAACTTCTTGCTTTCCAAACTCTTCAAAGATTGGATCCAATGCTATCATTACTTCATTTACAATATTAGTATCACAGTTAGCACACATTATTTGGATGTCCATTTCGGTAGATTTTCTGGAGACCACATAGACCTAGACTTTTTCTTAGATGATGTGGGGTGATTAGAAATAATTGTAGAGAAATGTAGGTAGTACTTAACAAACCATTGTTCATAATCTTTATCATCAAGAAATGGACCAACCTCAACTTCATGATCAAGCATAGCTTGCTTTACAAGGGGTATAACACTATTTGATTGCACTTAGATTCCATTCTGATTTTTCGGCGGTAGGAGGAAAAGTAACCCTTGATAGATATATAGTCAATAAGGATATAGATAACCATATAACAAAAACAAGAGCATATTTCTTCACTTGATAATGATATCAGATAATGTTCTGATTGTCTAGAGTATTGTTCCGTCCATTTTTACATAAGCTATAACTTATGTTAATTACACACATATGTGGATAACCTGTGTATAAAGTATGTGTATAACCTGTGGATAACTATCATAAAGAACCTATAAGATATTTTATACATAATCTTGCATAATATTTGCATATTATATGTGTAATCGGGTGTGTGCAATCGTAATCGTAATGTTATAATAGAGGCTATATCCCCTTATATTCCTGTGATTTTTATATCCCCTTCGTAATATCCCTTGACAAAGCTCTGAATATGTGCATAAAATTCATGCATAAAACGTGCATAAAATGCATAAAAGATGCATAAAAACTGCATAAAGTTATCAGAAACTAATCTATTATTAATCATTTTATATTGTTTTATATGCATCATATATCTCATTACATTTTATACATATTATATAGGTTATATTGGTATATGGGCATTGACTAGCTACCCCCATTTTATGTCCAGTAAATAGACAAACAAGTTTGTTAAACATTATTGAGATAGCCTTAACATATATTCAGCTTCATCCAAAACTTCCCGTGATATTTTTGGGTCCTTCGTAATATCTGGTTTTAATTCTTTAGGGTCGGTGGTGTTC